AGCGTTGACACCAGCGGCACCCAATGCGCTGGCTGCAACTTTCTTTAATAAATCTCTACGATTTAATGTTTCTGATAAACCTTCTGTCAAGTCATCAGAAGAAAAGCCAATATAGCTGTCACCATTTTCGTCTCCGGCTCGCATAACAAATGCGCCACCTTCTTCTGATTCTAGTTCACCAATTTCCCAACCATAACGTTCTAATGCCTGCTCAATCTTTTGCTGAGTAGCTAGATCACCGTTATACCACATACGGGCAAATTTAAGCAATATATCTTCTTCACCATTGTCACCGCTATCACTAGGTGCGAATTCGTTTAGTGAGCCTTCTGCCAAATCTTCTTCATCTTCTTCATCGCTGACTTTAAATCTCCATACTATTTTGTCCGCTTCATTATCAAAAATAGTATAATTAGTATCAGGGTTATGATCCTTGCTTGCAAGTTTAGCAATCATTGCGGCGGCTTGGTCATGATTTAGATTATCATTTGACACTTTATTACCGTTTAAATAGACCGAAAAAACATTTCTGTTCTTATATTTTTTATATTGTTCTTCATGTGTATATTGCCACCAAGCTCCCAAAGCAGTACCCAAAGCAATAGTGCCTTTGTATGCCAAGTAAGCTGATCCTATAGGTCCCAAATATGCGCCGGCAATTGCGGCCAAAGGACCAACAAGTAAAGCACCCGCGGCGCCACCGACAATACCGCCTTGAATAGCACCACCTATACCTTCATCTACGTGTTCACCCATACCAATGTCTAACATCTTGACAACGTTAGCCGCAAGTTTAGGGTTCGTCTGTGTTACTGGATATAGACTCATAACCATTGCTGTCTTGCGACGGTCATCTAATTTAGGCCATGCATTGCGAATCTCTGTAGCACTTTTAATGCCAGGACCAAACTCTACAGTTGGCAAGTATGCAATGTATGCATGTTTACTGAACGGTTGTAAATTCTTACCGGTCCATGGTTGAAAGTACGCTGGGCTACCATCTTTCTTAGTACCACCTGGTTTAGGTTGTTCAGTCTTGTCTTTCTCACTACGAACAAAGATTAATACATCTTCGTTAGGATTGTAGTGACTTGTAATTTCTTCTGATTTGAAAGGGCTTTTAACTTGGATAAAATGTCCTTGAGCAACGCCAGCTAATTTAGCAAGTTTCTCTTTAATAGCAAACGGAAAAGGTCTTGTCTTTGTATCATTAGTAGCCGCAACATACACATCTGCGTTAGGAAATGCTTTTACTGCACTTTGATACAATGCGGCATGACCTGCGTGAAATGGATGAAAGCCTCCCGGCATAATGACAATCTGTTTCATATTAATAACTTAACTTTACAAAGTTTACTCCACCGTTATTGAGGTTTACTATTTTTGCTCGTAAAAATACAAAGTTACCTTCAACGTTAGTGTACACACTGGCGTTACTTGCTAACTGAGGTGCTGAATTAGGAGTTGCGTTTGCATTAGCTTCTAATTCATAAACTTTAAACCAGCTGTTATCTTGAGGTGGATTAGCTAGTGTTGCTTCTATAACGATATTACCTGTTAACTGTGTAACGTTTATATTAACAGTTTGCAAGTCTTTGTTGCCTAGATAATAGGCTGCGGCCGGCTGACTATTTCCAGTTACAGTGTAGGGTGCACCATTGCCTGGATTTATATAGGTGGTCTGCGGTAGCAGTATAAGTGTGGTAGTTTGGCTCATTATGCTTGCACCACTTCAACTACTACTGCATCCCCGACTAATTCCTGTGCTACTTGCTCAAGTGCGGCTTGAACGTCGGAACCAGCGATACCAGAAACTTCTGATTCACTGTCCTTAACGATTTTACTAAATTTGATGACGATTACGTCTTCTACGATCTTTGCCATGGTAAATACTCCATTTTATTAGAGTATTTATCATTTTAAGTTTCTTCCGGGCGCTTTTCTAATTTGTACTTCTTACCCAGTACTTCTCCGTGCATTAATGCTAGATAGCTCAATGTAGACTCATCATCATAATCAATGAAGTGAGCGGCACTTGTATACCTGAAAGTCCAAATTCCATATCTTTTTGAATCCTTAGTCATCCAGATTTTTAATGCACTACTTGGATTCAACTGTGTATGTCGTTTGAGAGTATCATTAAAGTCTTCTCTAAATCTATCTTCTACTCGTTTAGATTTTAGGTAGACTCTATACTTGTGCTTAGGTTCATTCACAAAGTGCTTGACTCCTGCATACTGTGAAGTTTTGACTTGAGTATAGTTATAATTGTATTGAGTTCCTATGATAGGTTCTAATGCTTGCAACACACTTAAATCATTGCTAAAAATAGCAACAGTTCCACTTTCGATACGTACACCTAAGTCTTTGTGTTTCTTTCTAGTAGTTTGAATGATAACAATCGCTTTTAGTGCGGCTAGATTATCAGTTACAGTCTGAATGTCTTCTTTTCGAATATTACCGTAACTTTTAGCCTTGCCAGCAAGTTTCGTATCTAAGTCCTCAGGTTTTTTGCACCACCACGTGTATCTCACACAAGGGATTTCAACCCTCATGCGGAATTCATACTTGTTATAGTAATTACTATCTCGGTATTCATAATAATCAATACCGGGCGTATCATCAGTTGATTTCAATAATCCCATCTTCACCAATTCTAGCTGTAGATTTTTGTACAACATTAAAGTCAATATCACCTTCATTCATTACTACATGCACAGTAGCATTTTTGATTCGTTGGAATAGAATCTTTTTACTCAGTGGTACACGCAATAATGAGTCAACTTTCCTTCCAAGAGGTCGAGCACCCATCTTCTTATCATAACCCTGTTCAGCCAAATATTCAACTACAGGCTCAGAAAGAGTCAACGTAATGTTGTGCTTTTCTGCCAAACTCTTTTTCAAATCATCTGTAAACTTAATAACAATTTTCTTAATAGCAAGCATATCAAGTTTATTGAATTTACAAATCAAGTCTAGACGGTTTCTGAATTCAGGCTTAAAGAATTCTTTAAGTGCTTTGTCATCTTCACCGGTCTTTTCAGTGCTGCCGAAACCAATGTTTGCACGTTCGCTATCAGCACTACCTAAGTTACTGGTCATGATAATGATAGTGTTCTTACAGTTAACGACTTTGCCGTTACTACCTGTAATCTTACCTTCGTCAAGCATTTGCAAGAAGATGTTGAAGATATCAGGATGAGCCTTCTCAACTTCGTCAAACAACATGATAGCATGTGGATTCTTACTCAAGTCACTAATCAATCGACCTCCACCAACTTGACTGTCCCCGAAACCAACATAACCAGGGGGCGGACCGATCAAGCTTGATACTGAATGTTTCTCACCATATTCACTCATATCATACTTCAACAATGGCATGTCAAGATTTTTACTCAACAACTTAGCCAATTCTGTTTTACCTGTACCTGTTGGGCCTAAGAACAAGAAACTTGCTGTAGGTTTAGTTTCGTTACCGATACCTGCGAACGATACATATACACGTTCAAGCACTTGTTGAACAGTATCATCTTGACCATACAACTTGCCCTTGATATTAACTTCAAGATTATTGATAAGGTCAAAGTTATCTCCGCTTAATTTATCAGCAGGGACGCCGGTGAATCTTTCTACTTGGTCGAACACGAGTTCTTTAGTAATTACTGCACCTTGATTACCTGCGACACGTTGTTTAGCACAAGCCGCATCAAGCAAGTCAATTGATTTGTCAGGGTTCTTGCGGTCATGAATGTAACGTGCAGAACTCTCAACTGCGGCTTTGATAGCTTCCTCAGTAATATTAACGTTGTGGAAATCATTTAGGCGTGAACTCAGTCCTGACAAGATACGAATTGTACTGTCTTGACTAGGCTCATCAATACTTACACGATAGAATCTACGCATCAACGCACGATCCTTCTCAAAACTTTCGTAGTACTCTTCCCATGTGGTGCTAGCTATAACTTTCAGTGTGCCTTTAGTAATCGCAGGCTTAATCATGTTTGCAAAGTCTGGACCACTGCTATTACTTGATCCTGCACCTTGCATAGTATGTGCTTCGTCAATGAACAGAATAGCTTTCTTCTTAGTGTTCAGTGCGTCAAGTACTGCTTTGACTTTTTCTTCAAAGTCGCCGCGGTATTTAGATCCAGCAAGAAGTGAGCCAACTTCAAGACTATAAACTTCATGACCGTTTAAGAATTCAGGTGCATCGCCATCTTGAATCAATGATGCAAGACCTTCTGCAATTGCAGTCTTACCTACACCCGGGTCACCGACCATCAATACGTTTGCTTTGAATCGTTTAGCAAGAACGTTAACGATATCATCAAGTTCTTTAACTCGACCGATCAATGGTTCAAGCTTACCGTCTTTCGCTAATTTAGTTAAGTTAGTAGTGTATTCTTCAAGGATTTCATCTGCTTGATTCTCAGTGAGATTAGTAGAGTAATCTGCACCCTTGTAAGTCTTTTGCCAATGAGCAATAAATTCATTTTTGTTGACACCGTACTTCAATAGGAAGTAGTGTGCGTGACTATTACCTTCACTAGCAATAGAAAGATATAAGTCAATGGTCAACACTTGACGGCGACCAGTGAACAAGACCTGTGTTACTGAACGGTTCATTACACGTTCAAGGCTATTTGTTTTACGAGGAACGACAGGATCGTCCTTAGATACAATCGCATGTAGATTACTGATATAGCCATCAATTTCTTCTGTCATGCTTTCAACATCTACACCAAAAGATGTTAGACATTTTTTGAATGGGGTATGTGTTACTAACGCATACAATAGATGCTCAATAGTACAATACTGGTGTTTCTTTACTTTTGCAAACTCAATTGCCTGTTCAATAATTGATTCAATTTCTGGAGAATTATTCATAGTTTCCTTAGTTTTTGGCTTTAGCTTGCTTGATACTATCAATGATAGATGCATCAATATTATCAGGTAAGAACGGTTTTAACAATAGTATTTGGTCACCATACGTACTGTATCCTTGAATGGGCATACCTTGCCCTGCAATTTTCATTTGCATATGTGGTTGTGTTTGAGGAGGGATAGTTACTTCAAGCTTTTTACCCGAAATAGTAGTAAATTCAACGACAGTACCCACAATCAAATCTAGTACAGATATCGGTTGATTGCAGTACAAATCGTTACCCACTCTGTCAAACTTCAAGTGTTTCTGAACTTTAAATTCTACTATTAGAGTAGCACCGTCAAGTACTTCATTAATTCTTACTTGAGCACCATCTTGAACTCCCTTGGGGATTTCAATCTTTACCATTTCATGTCCAGTAGGAGATTGTATCTTTAGTAGTTGTTCTCCACCAGTATACACTTGCTCTAATGATACAACAACTGCTGTTCTGAATATTTGTGTAGCTCTGCGATGTTGATGATGACCTGCTTGTTTAAAGAATTCAGCAAAGATATCATTAAATCCACCTCCACCTGTGTTAAAGGAAAATCCTCCGGGGAAGCCACTGCCACCGAAGTCTTGAAAGTGATGTGATGGATTGTCGTGTTGACTTCGCTTTTGCGGGTCAATCAACGTATCGTATGCTGTTTGAATTTTTTGAAATGTAGCAGTATCACCACCCTTGTCAGGGTGATGCTTACTTGCTAGTTTACGATATGCTTTTTTTATTTCATCAGGTGTAGCAGTTTTTGAAACACCTAGCGTATTATAATGGTCCATTCTCAATTATAACACTCCTTAGAGATAAGGTCAACTTATGATTTACCCTCAATTTTTTCCTTAGTACGACCATAAGCCGCAATACCAAGAACTGCACCCATTGCGATGTGGTACAAACCAGCACCTTGCAATGTTAATGGTTGCCATTGACTAGTTACGTTGCCTTTACTTAGTGCTTGTAACAATGACCATAAAATTGGGAATACAACAAAGTCCATAGTACATGTTAACATGTACACCCAACCCATAACAGGACGCCATTTCTTATTGATCCAATCTGTGTTGTCGTTAGCTACTAGTACATCTGCCCCACTGGCAGCATTTGTTGGGGCGGCACCTGTGAGTACAGGTTGACTTCCGGTTGATTGATTAACATTCTGTGTGCTTCCGAAACTTGGTGTTGATTGTTGATTGAAGCTTGGGCTTGAGAACGATCCTGATGAACTAAAACCACCGGGTGACCCGAAGCCTCCTGACGCAGGTGCGCCAAATGTTGAAGACCCAAATTGTGAGTTGGGTGCTGTACTTGATTGTTCATATGTGCTTCCTTGTGGAAATGCTGTAATTGCCGGGTCTGCCGCTAATGCTTCGTGGTGCTCGTCATCTAGTGCCATGGGCTGTTCAAAACCAGCCTTCTTAGGTAGAATAGTTGCCATTTTATTATCCTTTATTGTTATTTATCTCATTAACTCTCGTTCTAGCTCATCATCCGGGTCATCTATTGATATCAATGATCCATTTAACAACATCTCGTCCTCAAGCATAATCTGTTTTAGAAACTTGTTTTCGTTAACCTTAGGAACTAATGTTACTTGCTGTTTAGGTTCTATATTAGCAATGTCTTTTAAGAATCCAAACTTAGGTTGAGTCTTAGGAGTTCCTCTAATTACAGTGAAGCCTGTACTTCCGCTGATTTTTCTTCTTCTTGGTTGTTCTTCTGTTTCTCCGCGAACATAACCGAGAATGTGTCTGTCGTCAGGGAAGTAGGGTTTTAATATATCCCATGAGCTTGCGAATACATACGAACCACCTGCATTCTGTTTAGTTATCGGTGGTACAATGATAACTTCAATAGTAGTACTGCCGCTAATGACAAGATTACCGCTAGTATGAATGTTTAGATTTGCGGGTAAGAATTCAACGACTGTAGTACCCGATATCAGTAGATTTCCAGATGTTGTGAATGTGTAACCCTGTCCAGAGTAACCACTGATTAATAAATTACCATTGCTGTCTGATGTGTATGTAGTTTCAGATATAGTATTACCAGATATCAATACTAATCCGGTAGTTGTTTCTGGATAGATTACACTTGAATTGACAGTAGAATTACCACTGATTAGTAACTCACCTGACGAAATACTAATTTGAGTAACACTAGATACAGTAGATCCTGTAATTACTAAGTTACCCTGTGAAGTTACTTCGCCAGCATGAATTAGTTCAACCGTGTCTGTACCAGTTATTAATAAGTTACCATTAGTTACAGTATACGCTACGTTGCCAGGATAATAAGTACCACCGCTGATATAACTTACTTGAACAACACTAATGTTGTTCTCCATCTCGTCTCCACCAATCGGTGTAGTTGCCATTGCAGAGCCTGCAATTGTACCTGAGATATCAGCAGTTGACTTCCAGCCAACGGGTGTGAATGACAGCTCACCACTAGAAGCAAAGTTTAGTGTTCTGTCTGTTACTGTGTTACCAATAATAACTAAGTTACCATTAGTAGTTTCATTTCGTAAACTACTCTGTGTGTCAGTACCATTGACTACTAAGTTACCCTGACTTAGTTCGGTTCTTAAACTATTCTGTGTGTCGGTACCTACAAGAGTTAGATTACCTGAAGTATCTTCGTTCCACAAGTCTTCGTATGTAGTAGGACTATATGTAGTATCTGAGCCGCCGCCAATTGGTATATCAGCAATTGCGGCACCTGCTATACCACTTGAATCAGATAATGGCTCTATAAACTCACCGATTGGATCTATGACTAAGTTACCGTCGCTATACTCGGCTATTGTTCTGTTCTGAGAGTCTGAACCAGTGATGACTAAATTACCACTTGATAAGAAATCTAGTTCTCTTGCTACTACAGTTGTACCTGATATTACTAAATTACCACGTGACTGATAATCATTGTTGAAACCAGAGTAACCAGTTATTACTAAATTACCATTTGATTCAGGTGCCCAAATATCTTCATAACGACTTGAATAATAGTTTGTATCTTTACCACCACCAATTGGTATATCAGCGATTGCGGCACCAGCTATACCGCTTGAATCAGACAACGGCTCAGTATACTGACCATACGGATCTACTACTATATCACCTGAGCTATCCTCGTTAAATGTACTTGACTGTGAGTATGTACCAGTAATTACTAAATTACCATGACTTAAGAAGTCTAGCTCTCTGGCAACTACAGTATTACCCGACATTACTAGATTACCAGTAGTAATGAAGTTTAATATTCTTACTCCTATATCAGAGCCTGATATTAACAAGTTGCCATCACTTAAGAAGTCTAACGTATTACTAAAGTCTGTTGTTCCAGATATTACTAAATTACCATCACTATACTCTGCTATCGTTCTATTCTGATATGAAGAACCCGTAACAACTAAATTACCATTGCTCAAGAAATCAAGTTCTCTTGCAACCACCGTGGTACCTGAGATTAATAGATTACCTTGAGAAGTATAATCGTTATTGAAACCAGAGTAACCTGAAATTAATAAATTACCAGAAGATTCTACAATCCACAAGTCTTCATACGTAGTAGGACTATATGTAGTATCTGAGCCGCCACCGATTGGTATATCAGCGATTGCGGCGCCTGCTATACCACTTGAATCAGATAATGGCTCTATAAACTCACCGATTGGAGTTATTACCAAATTGCCATTTGTATCTTCATTTCGTAAACTAGACTGAGATATTGAGCCATTGATAACTAGATTACCGCTAGTATTGAAACTCAATGCTCTGTGGGCGTCATCAGTCCCTGATATCAGTAAGTTGCCACTAGATTGGTAATCGTTATTAAATCCTGAAGAACCTGAAATTAATAAATTGCCATTAGATAAGAAATCTAACGTAGTTTGATATCCCGTACTACGGAATATAGTATCCATTCCGCCACCAATCGTTTGATCGGCAAGGGCAGCGCCCGCAATTACACCTGAGTTAGATAATGATTCTACAAACTCACCTACAGGAGTTATGACTAAGTTACCATTACTTTCGACGGAACCGTAGAATGAAATTTGAACTTCAGTTACAGTAGCACTATTAGAGCCAGCCGCTATCGGGAACGATGCTATAGGATTATCAGCAATGCCACCGGTGTATAATGTGTTGTAGCCTTTATCAACAACAATTAAATTACCAGTAGATAATTCATTTAATGTTATGTGCGATACTGATGAAGTAGATATTACTAAATTACCGCTAGATGTTTTGTTATAAACCTTCTGTACAAAATCAGTACCGTCTATAACTAAATTACCTGCAGTAGTTTCTTTTAATTTTATACTGTAAGCGTCAGTAGTATTAATTAATAGATTGCCATCAGTTAATTCATTTCGTAATGATGGATATACTGAGTTTCCTGATAATACTAGATTGCCATCAGTTAATTCATTTCGTAATGATGAATATACTGAGTTGCCTGATAATATTAGATTACCATCAGTAGTCCTGTTGTATACCAAGATATCAGTTGAGTTACCGGTGATGACTAGATTACCATGTGATTCTTCTGCCGCAGTTACAAATCCAAGATATACATATACCTCTGGAATGTTGTCTACTATACCACTAAGTGGGTATTCGCCGATTGAACTTGCCGATAAACCACTTTGTGTTCCACCATTATAATCAACAACGACTAAACCACCTGAACTAGTAAAATAGTTAGGTGGGCCTATTGTCCATATCTTGGGGTTGTTGCCTGCTATAGGGGAACTAGCAAGTGCGTTAGTTGATATACCCTCTGAGGTTAACGTGGATACTGGGTTTCCCAACCCAGTATAAGCGAACTGTAAAACGCCGGATGTGGTGACAGAATAAATTGCCATAATAGACTCCGGCGAGTCCTAATTAATAACTAGTAGCTTCGAACCATTCAACGTTGACAATAAGTGTGCCTACGCCAGTGGCGCCCATCAAAATTTGGTTCTGAATAGTAAAGCCTTCTTGGTTGGCCAACACTAACGGATAGTCAGTTGGGTCATAGCTCAACAAGTCTGTTTGCACCAATGAAGTACCGACTGCACCAACCCAAAAATATGTTGATCCTAATGGTTGAGCGTCAAGCGTTCTAGTACCGGCAGTTAGTGCACCAGTCGTAGCCATGTTGATGTTACTTACACTAGTTGTTGCTAAACTTGTACGATATTTTTGGTTGTTGCCTGTTAAAGTAGCCGCTGTACCACCTGAATCAGCGCCAGAGAAACTTCGTGCTACATACAAACCAAGACCCATTTGTTGGGCGGCGCCGAATGCAGTAGTCTGTACCCAACCAACAGATACACGTTTTACCACACATACGCTTGACGTGCCTGGTGCATATCTGAATGAAAACACTGTACCTGCTGAAGCAGTAGATGCGGCAACGGTAGTCAATGCACCTGAAGCCATAGATAACTGATAAGCACCTGTTAGTTCATCTGGCTTGATAACTACACGTGCTGCCTTGAATGACGGATCAACTGTTAGTAGTGTTGAATCTGCGCCTGATTGAATTAATGCCATTTTATTTTTCCTTAAAATTAATTATTAACTGAAGCTTTATATGCATCAGTTTCGAACCACTCAACGTTAACTACTAAACCAACTGTGCCGCCAGCACCTTGTAGTACTTGGTTCGCTATAACAAAACCTTCGTTGTTCTGAAGAACTAACGGATAATCGTTAAAGTTATATGATATTAGCTGTACGTTGTTAATTATAGTGCCGGCAGTCGTAGTAGCCGCATATGCATATGTCAGACCTAATGGTTGAGTATCTAGTGTTCTAGTACCTGCGGTGAGTACACCGGTAGTTGAAATACGACAGTCTGTAACACCTGATGAATTTAATGCAGTGCGAATCTTTTGATTGCTACCAGTGAATGGTGCTAATGCAGTACCACCTGAATCACTTGCTAAAAAGTTTCTTGCGACAAATACACCATAGCCTAGTTGTTGTCCAGCTGTAAATCCAGCTGTAACAGTTGCTGTAATAGAAATACGTTTTACAACACATAATTGTCCAAATCCCGGTGCATATCTAAATGAAAATACTGGGCCTGCAGCCGCAATAACTGTCATTGCGCCTGTTATTGCACTAACTTGAAAGTCGCCAGTGAGTTCATCCGGCTTCATGCTAGTACGGAATGACTTCATTGTCGGGTCTACTGTTAGAATGTCAGTAGTGGTTGCTGATTGAATTACTGCCATTTTATATTCCTGATCCTACGATGTAGTTAAAGTTTCGTTTTCCCCATACTGGACTAGGTCTAGGTATAATTTGCACAGTAATAGTACCATTAGTTGCACAATACGCAGAACATTCAAAATTGTCCATTTCAAGTTCATCACCACCGTAAGCACCGTTAGCTGTACTAGCACTAGGGCTAATAGTAATAACACTTGCAGTTGTTGCGGCAGTATCAGTTACATTAAATGATCCGCCACCAGACGCAGTATTACCAAAATCAATAGTAGTTGTTTTTACAACGCCGGGTGTGATTGCACCTGTGTTGTTCTTCAATACAATGTTACTAGCAACCGGAGTGATAAAGATTTCTTTAGTGCCTGCGGCAAAGTCAACTAAATTGTTGCTATTGCTACTAGTCAATACACTGCGACTTACGGTACCACCGGTGTTATATGTACCTAATCCTGTTTCCCAACTTCCTAATGTCAAATGAACGATAGCGTAATGAAATGTATCACCGTTGCTACATACAGCAGAAAATACTTGAAAGCCTGTTACAGAGGAACCCAACGTCATAGCACCCGTACCTGTAGTAGAGGATTGTTGTTTAACTCTGTCTGCAATTATATAAGACATATTCTATTATTCAGTTGCGTTATTCAAACCAAGTGTCATTGTTGTAATACGGATTTCATCGCCGTTGTTAGCAATAATAATTGGTGCGTTAGTAAATCTGTCACCCCAAACTGTTACACCTGCATCTGTACCACTACGCACTGTTACATAGTAACCATATACATAACCACTATTAGTCGTTGGTGCACCAGTAAATGTAAAGCTAATCGTAGCTCCATAACTTGCTGTTGTTGGGTTAGTACCTGTGATACCCCATGTTGATGCAGTTAGACCTTGTAAGCTGTATCCACCGCCGTCAACTTCAACAAAGTCACCAGAGACACTTGTTGGTGAAGGGGTAATGTTGTTCGAAAAGAGTCTAACGTCATAATTGTAACCGGCTTGCTGTTTTAGCATGTTTGCTAAGAATATCGCCTCACCGTTATTTGTAATTTCTAATGCCATGATTTAAAATCCTATAATATATTTATTTATCTTCAGATACAGTTTGTTGAATTTCTTCAGTTATTTGACTGATTAACCCATTTGCATCCCTATTTACCGTTTTTATGATCTTTTTTTGCTCAGATAGTGAAACGTTTACAATTGGGGCGGGGATAGCTATTTCACGTACAATTAATGCTTCTAGTTTATCAGTTGTTTCTTTTAATGTTCTTGCAGTAGCAATTGCTGATTCATCTAATTGGTCAAATTTCTGATGTATGAACAAGTTCTGAGTTTTCACAGTTTCAACTAATTCTAGCATCATTTTGCTCATTACAGCTTGAGTATTTTGCTGTTCAATCAAAAAATCCTTCATTTGAGAAAAAGTCTCAACTAAGATTTCATTAGTAGACTGATAGTTTTCTGTAATAGGTTCAATAGCTTCAGGGGTTATAACTTCTTCTACTTGTTCTACTTCTACATGAGGTTGAAATTGTTCAATATCCTCATTGATTTGTAAAGGTTCAGGTTCTAAAACTCTAGGAGCTACCGATATCTTAGGTTTCTTTTTTATGGTTTCGATAACGTTAGATTCAGGATATCCACCAATTTTCGTGTTAGATTCCTGAACATAATTCATAAAAGACCTTTTCATATTATAGCCCCGCCATTGCCTTAAATGCTTTAATCTCGCTGTCTTGTTCTTTAAAGTTGTTCTTAGGTTGAATTCCTGCTCTTTCACGCATTTCGTTCATTGTTTCTTGTGCTTCTTCAGTTTCTTCTTCTTCACGATATTCATGAGGTGATAGTACAACAACCTGTTTTAGTATATTTTCGTCAGGTTCATATTCTTCTTCATCAACTTCTATGGTCCAGTCTTTTAATGGGATATCTGTTAGTGTTTCTAAATCTGTTAATAATTCAATAATTCTTGAAGGGACTGAGGTTCTACGGTTCATTTCAACAAATACAATATACTTGCCGGGGGCGATTTCACCCTCACCTAAACTAGCATCTAATACAAAATCGTATCCACGCTCAAACCAATCTACAATATCATTACCAGCGGCTTCGCTGTTCATGATAAAAGCTAGTGTTACAATATCGCTATCTTTACCCATCTTAGCCGCATATTCATCCACTGTTAGTACAGGTTTCATTTGACCAACTAAGTCCTGATAGTCTAGTCCTTCGTTAATAATTTTTCTAGTCATATTATGCTACCGGTGGTTGTGCGGGTCCTGGTGCGGGTGTCGGTGCACCCATTCCTGAATCGGGACTTGCGCCTCCTTCTGCGCTATCGTCCTGTGTACCTTCTTGATCTAGATCGTCCTCATATGCATCATCAAGCTCCTGCAAATCAATGTCTTGGTCTGCTAAGTCAATAGATCCATCTTTAATCTCGTTCATTAATTCTGTAGGAATCACTATGTTCACAAACCAAATAGGTCTTTCTGTCATCTTTGGGTATCTTGTTCCTGGTACATAATCGTCATAGTTCTCAATTTCAACTGGAACTTTAATCTTAGATTTCGCAAATCTAACTTTACATCCAATTGCCACTAAACGCTTTGCTCCTCTAGGATCGGGCATAAGCTTATAAGGCCACATGAAAGTACATGATACAGTGTATCTTCTCACATCAGGACCTTGTACTAATTCGCCGCTTATCCAATTACGGAATGCATAAAGGTCAGCTTCGTCTAGAACTCGCTCAAAGTCCAATAATGTGCTCATTGACCCATCGCTAGTATAGATACCTTTAATCGTATCTATCACACTAACAAAGTCAATGTCATCAAAAAAATTGTCCGCGGTTTTATTCTTCATGTTGTATTTATCTTTTATCTAATATTAGGACTAATATCATTTCCGGCTTACCTTAGCCTAATATTTATCAATTATTTTTGTGTTAAAACACTGCTATTACGACACTGTAATACGGTTGTAAATATCATTGAATGTCACAGCATTCACGCTCTACAAAGGAGAATCACTTGAGCAAAAGAAAAACTAGCGCACTTCGCACTACCAATCAGGATACACGACACAGCACACAGACTAAAAAGCATAACTCTCAATCAAATACGTTCTACATGCATGAATCTAAAACCATTGATTTCAATCAAGCAATTCCAAGCAAAACAAAAGCTAGAAAACCTGTTGAACTAATCCCCAAATCCCTAAATCAAGAAAAATACATTTTATCATTGTTAGATGACAACACTGATATCGTTGTAGTTTCAGGACCTGCGGGTACGGGTAAAACATACTTAGCTATGCAAGCCGCAATTAAAGCAATGAAGTCGCAACAATGTGATAGAATCATCTTGACTCGACCTGCAGTGGGTGTAGACGATGAAAAGCATGGATTCTTACCTGGTGACCTTAATCAAAAAATGGAACCATGGACTAGACCATTATTGGATGTACTTAGAGAGCATTATACAGCCGCGGAAATCACCCACATGCTAGATGAACAAATAGTGGAAATAGCACCTCTAGCATTTTGTCGAGGACGAAATTTCAAACATAGCTGGATAGTGTTAGATGAGGCGCAGAACTGTACCCCGAGTCAATTAAAAATGATTATGACTAGAATAGGGGTAGGCAGTAAGATAGTTATTACAGGGGACATTGAGCAAACAGACCGCAAAACAGCGGATAATGGCTTAATGGATTTATTAAAGAGACTAGACAAGGGGGTGATTCCTGGACTACAGTCTTGTAAGTTCGACATTCGTGATGTTCAACGACACAAGATTATTGAGCATGTCCTCAAACTATACTCATAAAAAAAGGGGCAATGCCCCTTTTTTATGTTTTAGCAGTAATGGCTGCTTCTTTTTCTAACTGTGCAATTACGTTTGGGTATACCTTACTGTAATAAGTATGCATCTTGTCCCAATCAGTGTCTACTACTTTACCTTCAATAACGCACTTTTCAACTTTCTTTTTAGCATAGTCTAGAATTACATTACAAGTCTGAATATCAGACTGTCGAATTTTCTTAGCTACTGTCATTTGCTCATCAATCTGGCCACCAGGCTTACGCATGAAAGTAATCATTAAATATCTCATGATGTTAACTCCACTAATGTTGCTGCCAAACTAATCTCGGGAATACCCACTAGTGGCAAGTTAGCTAGACCATTACGAATCACAATGATACTAGCATCACGCTGTTCATTCGATTTGCCCCATAAGTCTAGATTATCGTACATCCAACGATAGGTGTCTTCAATACGTGTAGGATACATTGCAATGTATTGCATCAACTGTTGACGACCTTCTAAGATTTTACCACTCTTGAACAAAGATGTTGCTGTTAACAATAGTTCATGTTCGCTAGAACCTTGTGCTTGTGGTGCTATCAACTTTCCACTGTTACTGTTAACTTGTAGTTGATTCAAGCATTTACGCAAGTCAGGATATGTTGCACGAACATAACTGTCAAGTGTATCCAAATCAAACTCTACGTTCTCAGTAACCAATACTGTCGCCGCACGTGCTGTAAACTCTGTCATATCTGTTTTAGCGATATGAAATTCATGGCATCTGCTCTTAAGTGCAGGGATAATCTTATGCTGGTAATTACAAGTAAGAATATAGCGAACTGTCTGATGATATGCTTCCATGTCATTACGCAATGCCGCTTGTGAGGGCTGTGTTAGATAGTCTGCTTCGTCAAGCAAAACAACTTTGAACTTACCAAAGGGCATTGTCTGCACAAACCCGTTAATCTTCTCACGCAAGAAATCAATACCGTTCTCACGACTAGCGTTAATTTCTAACACATCGTATTCTTCTACACCTAGTTCTTTAATAAGAACTTTTGCCAGAGTTGTTTTACCTGTGCCCGGATCACCGCTCAATAACAAGTGCGGAATAGACTCGTCTGTAATCCATTGTTTAACTTGTTGACGTTGACGGTCATCAACGAAAACATACTCATCCACAGAGCTTGGTCTGTACTTTTCAACCCATAGTTGATTCTTCATCGTTTTAGTGCTTCCATAGTAATGATTTGTGAAATGTGCTTGCCTAGTTCTTCTTCGTTGCTGACAACATAAAGTGAAGTATCTACTCTATCATTTTTGTTATCATATTGTCTAAATTCAATTGCCCAGCCGCCGCTAGCTTTGAACATTTTGAACGTAATAGGTTCTGTAGACAAATCATCGCTTTCTCTGACAGTTCCCATTCTGCGAGCCTTAGGTCTTCCGATTAAATTGACCCCTGCAGGTTCAGTTTCCATCATATCTTGGTTGCTGTTAGCAAAGGATATCTTATTACCTAACCATTTATAAAACCATTTCATATTAATATACCTGTGTACTCATTGTTTCATCAACCATCGGCTGATCTGATATTAGTAGTATATCTTTAGGATCAACTTTACGCAACGTCTGTTTACCCAAAGGAGTTTCAACTGTGATGCCACGAGTCCAACGACCATGACTGATAAGAATCCACTTACCAATCTCATATTGAGGGTCATCTTGATCTGGACCTAGACCATAAATCTTTGCCCATCGTGGTCGAATACCAGCAGACTTTTTATCATCATTCATTAAGATGATACCGCCACTAGTGATGCGATCTTCAAAACTCATTTCAGATACAATAACATGGTCTCGAAAGAATTTCAAACTATCTACTTTAGTAGGACTGAATGCTGGTTTACTATACTCGCTCATTTCTTAGCCTTTTTTGTTTCCAAAGCCTTAATTTCCGCAGCCTTGATTTTTTCTACCTCAATGTCATCGTCTGCGCTTTCTTCTAGTTCACGCTCAATTTCGTTTAGTTCACTGAAGTCTACTTTAGGAGCGGGTGCTGGTGGAGTAGAACGTTGTGCCTGTGGTGCAGGTTTACGAGGTTGTGCTGAACGATTACCCACAGTCTTTGAATATTTCTCGTTAACCTTTTCAGTCATTGGTTTTACAATATTACCAAATGCATCAATTGTGTCACCTCGGGCGTTAACTCCCATGTTTCCTACTGCTCGTACTCTCTCGTTGCGAGTTTGCAACGCAGCCATATCGACTGTTTTACCTAATGCTGTTCTGAATGTAGCCATGATTTTTTCCTTATTTTAAAAACTCGTCAATGGACAAGTCGTAATACAAACTATTTATTCTATGCACCCCTATCAAAAACAATACAAAGCTAGCCACACTAGATCCTCGACCAACTCCCCATACTATATTGTTCTTACGCATGGTGTCTACTAGATATTTTAAATATTTTAAGAGAATGAACAAGTCTCTGTCTTGAAACAATAATAGTTCTTCACCCGCACGTTGAAGTTCTGCTTCAGACTTGCATTGTTCTAATATCCATTTAGCAATATCCATTTCAAGATATTCATTGGGCATGTGCCATTTAGATTGGCACTGTTCGTCAAATTCAGTAACAGATAACCCTACCTCATCATATAATTTGAGATTGGGTATGTTCTCTACCGATAGGAACCCACTAAATTCAATGTGTTCTTCTACAAAAGCATTCTTTACTGTTCTAGTAGGGTCTTGTAAAAAGATGTGGCAAAGATCATGCTCTGTTAGAATAAGTTGACCATAGATATCAGTTCTCATGTAGAGATGATAACATATCTAGATAATAGATGCAACCTATATGGTCACTTTTCATCAGTCATAAAGACGATTTCGGATGATTTAGTGTTCTTTTCTTTCCACATAAGAGAACATTCATTCCAATCGTGTGTATTGTTAACCAATTTAACAATTTTGTCTTTTTTGTTTTGGACTTTATGTAAGTCTGAGATTGATGTACCTGACTCGTGCCACCAGCCCAATTCTTCAAAAGGACCATAAACATCTTCATCGTCATAGCAGAAACTAACACCATCACTCAATTTAGATGTAAGTCTTATATCTGTTATATTCAAACGCTTTTCAGTGATTGCGTTTAATTTTATTAGTGTTAGCATTGTGATGATTTGGTCGTATGGTTCTTCAGGTAAGGTAGATACCTTTAAACCCGCTGCCACATACTTTTCAATAATTTTCTTTTCAGTTGATTTGATGAAAACACAGCTTTCTAAACATTCGGTTAGAAAATAAGTCATTCTATCCATTGCTACATTTTGTTCTCTTATAGAATCTGTAGCTACCATCATGCCCAATGATATAGAATACGTATTCATTATGAATCTATCTTCAAAGTATACTGCGGCTTGAAAATCAAAATCTCGTTCTATTCTAGTGTTCATATTAATCGCTCTTTTGAATGTTAATTTGTGAAGTTTGTTTCTTCATTAGATCATCCATCTTTTTACTGTACTCTACCCTATAGCTGTCTAATGCCATATGTAATTGGTGGATTAATGGTTGGTTACCCATGCGATAAGCAAAGGTAAGTTTTTTGTTTAGACCAGAAATGGTCTCTTGTAAGTCCTCTAAAGACTTGTCAGATAGGTCGTTTATAAAAGGATGTGTCATCCTTTTTATTTATTACCAAGCTGAGAGAGCGATTCTTTTCCAAATGTCACTGCCTACATAGATAGTAGCAGTTGTTGCAGTCGTATCACTAGATAATGTAACCACTGTATCGGCTACTCCATTTGTTCTAGATTGACTAACTGTAATATTTGGACTAGCAATTGATTTGATGTAATAGATAGTGTCCGCAACTAAACCACCTATATTAGCAGTAAAGATAATAGGCGCATTAACTACCAAACTAGTAGTGTTGTTTAACGTAACAACGTTTGTAGTTACAGTAGTTGACAATACGTTTCTAGTATATGTAGTAGCGTCATATGTATCAGTACATACGTATGAGTAACTTACTGGATTACCATACATTGAACTTGTTGGACTACTATTACCTGCTAAGTTTACATTAGCACCACCAATAGAAGTTGCAACAGTAAATGTTGTGCTAGAGACTACATTTCGTACATAATAGGTTGTGCCAATTGTAATGTTAGCTTCCATAGTTACACCGGTGAACACTATCGGCAAGTCTGTGTATAACTGTGATGTGTTTGCTGTTGTCAAATAATCTGCACTATTAGTACTAGAAATAGTCAATTGATTATATGTATTCCCTACTGCGATTGCACCAACAGCGTCACCTTGGAATCCAGTAGGAGGAACTAAACGTTGTACAATCTGTGTAGTTTGAAACGGTCTGTTGTACGGGGTAACAGTAATAGTGTCACCGCAATCAGTTGAACTTAGTATATAATCTAATTGAGTAACACCGTACGGTACTGTAACAGTTGGTACATTAGCTATGTTGGCGTAGTTTTCTAATAAGGTAGTACCATAATTATCATTAGTCTGTACTACTTGTTCAGGGAAAGAAATAACTGCGCTTGAGTTACTCACTGTTAATTGTAGCTCTACGTTACTTTGAGTTCCTGTAGGTGCCCAGCTACCAAATGTAAATGCTACATTACCAGTAACTGTACCAATTTGTACATCACCCAATGATACATCTACTAATACGGTACCTGATAAAGAATTACCCAAATTATAAGTAGTGTGTCTAAATCCTCTAATAGATGCATTGCTAATTAATGTATTAGCCATGTCGTTATTCAATACTGAATTTTGTAACGCAGACTTCAATACAACGTTTGTCTGTAAGTCTGTAATTTCATTACCAGCAACGTCTAGGTTAGTTTTTATAGTGGCAAAATTGTCTCTGAACCCTTGGCTGTTATTATTGACGCCGGGTACAGGATAGTTTACGTTTAATCCGTTTGTGTTAATTGTGCTCATTTGCTTTTATTCCATTATGTATATTTAGTACTGTGATTCGTCGGGTAAAATTGTTTGTCTAGGGAACAATACATAGAAATCTTTACTATCCAATGGGCTAGGGACAGGGCTTGCGCTAGGTAAGCCTGTCCAACTAGGTGGAGTAGTCGCTTTGTCATAGTTGTATGTTGCACTCTTATCGACAGTGAATCTATCAATTCTAAAATTGATTTGGTTCAGTACATAATTTCTACCAATCGGGTCTACCCAATTATTCTCTATATTATCTTTTATTGCCGCTGACTTGCCGGGCTTAGTGTAGCATATTACCCAAGCTTGTGTGTAACCCAATGTGCTACCATTTGGCTGTTGACTTGTCATCCATAATGGTAACAGTGTAGAATCATATTCTTGACCCAACACAGTAGCAACTCTGTTACGCATGTTGTACAAACTATTTGGGTATAGTATTCTAGCATAACCCGGTGTCAAGCTTGTATAGTATTCTTGACCTAATATAGATTCGTAACTTGTAAACACGTTAGTTACACTAGTATACCAAGGTCCTAATCCTAAATCAATTGGTCTTGGCCAGTAAATCTCACTTTGTATACTGATTCCTTTAGGGTTTACTAGATTATCAATTACTTCACTATATACTACTTCATAAACGATATCACCGGCGTTGTTTTTTGCGACAGCAGTTTTTATCTCACCTAAGGTAATGTTTCTCCAATAGTGATTCTTAGTAACCGCGGCTAAGTATTCATCTATGTCACTTGCATATATACCATATGCGTGTTCATATATGACACTAGAAGCCTTACCAAAGTACACATCATCGGGTCTATATAAATCAGCAGGTGGAATCAAAGCATCATCATTTAATAATGTATCAATAATAACTCTGTCTGCAATACTAGGAGCCGCTTTAATATATAAAATATCAGTTGGTTGACTGTATTGTTGTAGTACTGTTACTGTAAATGTTTTTGATGATGCGATAACAGGATACAATGTTGAATATGCTTCAATTGTAAATGTAAATTCAGTAGTATCACCTTGCTCTAATATAGCACTAGTTGGTTGATCTGCAACATAACCAGTTATCTCACCGTTCTCAAGCAAAACAAGATTAGGTGGAAGACTTCCATCAGTTACTCTATATGACAAATCTACGTCCGATACTGCAACGACACTCAATGTACTAATTGTACCATTGAATATTGTTCCTAAATCGGAAGGAGTAGTCCACAATACAACTCCATTTATATCATTTGTTAAATTATATGCAAAATTATAATATGCACTAGAAAGAGATGGATTGGTTGCTTTGTATACTGCAACACTAAATGTAAATTGACTTATACCAGCAGATGCTAATGTTGGTGTTCCCGTTAGCCACCCTGTACTACTATCACCTGTTAACCCTGCAGGAAGACCAGAGAAAGAATATGTTAAATTACTGCCGTCAAAATCATACCCAATTATCTTGAAAGCAAAATAATTACCACTCAATATTGTACCAATAAAAACAGGAGTACTAGGTGGTGTAGTGAGTTCACTGCTATTAGGCGGAGGTATTAAATAATAACCATAGTACGCATTAGTAGATGGAATAACGAATGTTTGTGGTCTAGTGTTTAACACTGTAGGTACTCTAGTATTTGGTAAGTTACCTGGACCAGCTTGGCTTACAGGTGTGTTTTGATTAATAACTGTAATAGAATATGATGAAGTATCACCACCTAATGGACTTATTAACTCTAACACAAATGCGTATGTTCTAATGGTTGGCTGTCCTGCGCTAACTGATGGCAGAGTTACAAGCATATATCCATTATCATTATTCAAACTATATACCGGACCGTTTTGCGTAGTACTAACTGTGAATGACGTTGCGTTGATAATACTCTTAATGTAATATGTTAGTGTAGTTGTTAGTCCACCAAAAGTTGTCCCGGAAAACAACACAGGTCTTCCTACAGTAAATCCAACTGTACTTAGGCAAGTAATAGCATTAGAAGTATCTGTTGTAGTTGCACCTGTAGTAACTACAGGCAAAGTTACGCCGTTGATAGGAGGGGATGGGTACCCTCTTATTATACCACTATCATTAATTTCTAGGCCTGGTGGTAGCAACCCTTCTTTGAGTTCTACACGTATTATATTGTTTGGATCAGGATTGCTATATTCTATAGGTAATTCTATCCACAAACTATCCTGTGTACTTAATAATGATCCGTCTGGTGTAGTAAATTGTGGTGTAGCTACTCCTGAAACTCTTATAGAGAATGTTCTATCTCGCAAACTATTAAGATTATCAGTTGCTCTAACAGTAAAAACGCTAGTCGTATCAACTACTACTAAATTTGGAATTCCGGATATGAAGCCGTCTAAACCTATAGTAAGACCTGGTGGAAGATTTCCACTTATAAGCGTATATGTTATTGTCGTACCCGGAAGTACCGCAGAAGCTGACAGATTATACGCCATAGGAACTAATGCAGGAAAACTACCTATTGTTCCGGCTGATGTATTCCAAACTGGTTGTGCCATATTAATGTGCGCCTAAATGTTCTAGTGCTAAGTGATAGTGATGTTGTCTATCTGCTAATCCAATTGTACCACCGTTGATACGTTTTGTTAATGTAACAAAGTCATCTCTGTCACAAAACTGATTTAGTTTATTATTGTCCCAAAACCAACCAGCACTTGCGACAGCACCATTTGGTGTCTCTAAGTATCTGATAGTATCTTCAATACTCATATCTAATGCTTCTGCAAATTTAGTATAGTTGTCACGCCCGGTCAATTGAATCAATCCACGACCTCTGAATCTAAAACCATCACCGCTTGCTTCATCGCCGTTCTTCATACGATTAGCATAAACACGATTGGCAATCATCTCTGGCTTACGTTCATATGGTCTTGCTGATTCTTCTGTAGGGAAGTACTTTTTAAAAGTACCGGTTAAACCCTTCGCTGAATAGTTTAAATTTTCAATGACAGCATTGAATCCACCTGATTCATGTGCTACTTGTGCTAAGAAGCCAGCAACACGTTTTGGATTATCAAACATCTCATAGTATTCTGCTACTGTGTTTAGTGGCTCTACATAACCCTCTAATATAGAGCGTTTTGTCTTTGGGCACATTGCCTGTAATAATTCTAAAGTTACCATATTACGTTCTTCCTACCATAATTTCTATTATACCGATTTCACCGTTGAAATCAGTCAACGCTTTTCCTAGTACTGTTCCTATATTAGGTGAGTTGCAAGAAACTGCATATCCATTGTTTGCACTAACCATCATATCACCTCGCTTGACTGGACCTAGTACTTTTGCAGGTATTCTTCCTTGTAATGCAATTGCAATTGGGTATTCACAATCAATATCAGTATTCATTATGTATGCTGGATTTGTAGTAACAATACCTGCAACTAATTTACTCATATATGAATCACAAATCTGTACTTCTTGAGTGCCACCAAATTCAACAACAGTACCAGGTTCTATATTTGCATCACCTGCATAATATTCTGCTAAGTCAGCATATGTAGCACGTAGTTGTGAACCTGTACTTAATGACCAATTGCCTGTAATAGTACCTGCTGTTGTATTTGCACCGGTTGTTAACGTAGTACCGTAGTGTGTAGCTGTACCTGTACCAATTTGCACTGCACCTGTTAATGTACCAGATAATGTTAAACCAGTCAGTGTACCAACACTAGTAATATTAGGTTGAGCCGCAGTAGTTACTGTACCTGCAGTAGTTGCAGTAGTTGCACTACCTGCAGAGGTTGCGTATGTTGCATTGGCTACTGTACCGCTGACATTCGCACCAGCTACAGCATTAGCTGTTGTTGCATATGAAACTGCACCGCTGACATTCGCACCAGCTACAGCATTAGCTGTTGTTGCATATGAAACTGCACCGCTGACATTCGCACCAGCTACAGCATTAGCTGTTGTTGCATACGTTGCTAGGCTTGCAGTACCACTCAATGAACCAACGAATGTGGTAGCAGTAATAGCGCCATTTGCTAAGTTAGCTGAAAAACTTGCGTTGGATAGATGTGCATAGTTACCATTAGCTGTACCACTGATGAATGGGATGTATGCAGTTCCAGTAGTTGTTAATGTTGTCAATAATGCGGCTGCATTTGTTGCACTTGTAGCCGCACCACTCAATGCACCAACGAATGTTGTGGCCGTAATCGCTCCATTTGCTAAGTTAGCAGAGAAGTTAGCATTGGATAGATGTGCATAGTTACCATTAGCTGTACCACTGATGAATGGGATGTATGCAGTTCCAGTAGTTGTTAATGTTGTCAATAATGCGGCTGCATTTGTTGCACTTGTAGCAGATCCCGCACTCACTGCATATGTTGCATTTGCAACAGTACCTGTTACATTAGCACCTGCTATAGCACTCAACCCACTACCATTACCTGTAAACACACCTGTGTTTGCAGTAACTGCGACTGCGGTAACTGTTCCGTTCACACCCAAACTTGTGAGTGTGCCAACTGACGTAATGTTGGGCTGTGCATTAGTTGTTACAGTACCTGCTGTAGTTGCACTTCCTGCACTCCCAGCACTTACAGCATATGTTGCATTTGCAACAGTACCTGTTACATTAGCACCTGCTAGTTGACTTAAACTAGAACCATTGCCAGAAAATATACCGGTCGCAGTAATGTTGCCACCGTTAATGTTACCACCGCCTGCTACAATTAATCCAACAGAGCTAACAGTCAATCCCGCCAATGTTCCTACACTAGTAATATTAGGTTGAGCCGCAGTGGACAATGTTCCTACGATATTTGTAGCACCAATGTTTCCTACGTTAGCATTGCCTGTTACGTTTAATGTACCAGTTATATCTAATTGAGGATCATTAAATTTGATATTGCCACTAGCAACAACGTTATTAGATCCACTACTATATAACAATGAATTGGCTGCACCAGGAATAGTCTGCGTTACTACACTTTGATATGTTAAATTATTAGATGAGTCGTTGTATAGATATCCTGAACCACCTAAGATTTTTACGTTAGCAACATTACCTAAATTAGCTGTACCACCACTGACAGTTAATGAAGTCAATGTTCCTAAGCTAGTGATGTTAGGTTGCGCGGCAATCAATACAGTGTTAGCGGTGTTAGCTCTACCATAAAAGTTACCTGTAAAATAATTAGCAGTAACTGCGTTACCTAAGTTTGCATTAGCTGATTGTAGATTACCGTTAACGGTTAATTGATTGGTACTTTTATCAAATGTATAGTTAGCACTACCATTTAATACACCAGCATCGTTGAATTGAATTTCAGTGTTGCCACCACCTGCTGCCGCAGTATCGACACCCCATGACAAATTACCTGCACCGTCAGTTTTAATGGTGTAGCCTAATGACCCGCCGGAGATATGAATATTGGCAATAGGACCTAATGTTACATTACTTGCACTAGCAGTATTTACAGTACCAGTAGATGTTAATCCAGTTAATGTGCCAACACTTGTAATGTTAGGCTGTGCATTAGTTGTTACAGTACCTGCTGTACCTGCACTTAGTGCATATGTTGCATTAGCAACCGTACCTGTTACATTAGCACCTGCTAGTTGTGTTAGGCCGGCACCATTGCCTGTAAAGATACCGGTGTTAGCAGTAACTGCAACGGCTGTTATAGTTCCATTTACACCTAAACTTGTTAATGTACCAACACTAGTAATATTTGGTTGTGCCGCAGTAGTTACTGTACCTGCAGTAGTAGCACTCGTTGCTACACCTGACAATGCGCCAACAAATGTAGTAGCAGTCAATGCACCATTAGCCGCATTAAATGATAAGTTAGCATTTGCTGATTCAGCAATGTTGCCGGATGTTGCATTAGCTAATAGCGGGTAGAATGTACCAGTAGATACTAAGGTTGCATTTACAAAATCAGCAACGTTGGCACGTGAAACATATAAGTTAGGAACTACTGTCGTACTCGTAACTACCAGTGGCGCAGTACCAACTGCTACATTTGATATTAGTTGCGGGGCTGTTATATTAGCACTAGCAAGAATACTAGTGGTGCCAAGATTACCTGTATTTGCATTACCGGTTACACTTAATGTTCCCGTCAATACCCCTGATACTGCACCAATATTTCCTACGTTAGCATTTCCTGTTGCAGACAAACGACCAGCAGTAACTAAGTTTCCACCAGTTATATTACCAGTTGCCACTATTAAACCACTTGCACCCAAGTTACCAACGTTAGCATTACCGGTAACAGAGAATGTACCAGTTGTTATTATATTGCCACCTGTTACATTACCTGTAGCAACTACTTGTCCACCAGTAACTAAGTTTCCACCTGTTACATTACCTGTAGCAACTACTTGTCCACCAGTAACTAAGTTTCCACCTGTTACATTACCTACAGCAGTAGCATATCCTGACAAGTTAATGTTTGAAACGTTTGCAATGTTAGCTGGTAAGTCAACCCATAGTGTCTGAGAAGATGCTGTAATACTAGTGTCTTGAGCACCGTTACTATCACGACCTATACTTAAAGTACTAGTGTGTACTTGAACACACGCAATGTTTGCAGTAACGATAACGTTACCGGTTGGGGAACTAACTGTTATACCAGCACCCGGAGTCCTATTGACAGAAGAAACGGATGCGCCTTCAACACCAGCATATACTTCAGTAAAGTTTTCTTGTACTTTTTGAAATGCCGTTCTTATCGCATCAGCTTGTGGATCGTCAGGGAATGTGCCAAAATCTATATTTCTTTGAGCCATATCTATATCACCTTATCAAGTATTTATCGTTTTCGGATAAACGAGTAGCCAAAAAAATACCCGACAATTGCCGGGTATTTTTAATGTGATTATATTATCACTTAATACCTGCTAACTTCTTCCAATCGTTAACTGATTCATGTGCTACTTGACGTCCTAATTGACTAGCAACAACAGGAATTGTTGTTTGACCAGTTGATTTTTCTTTATTCAAACCACCAGAAATAACTTTAGTCATAAAGTCCATATCAGTCTGGAATGATTCGTCATCAAAATCTTTAGCATTATCTCCTGCATCATTAGCCCACTCATTAACTGGTTCTTCGTCTTGTGCGGCGTCTACTGTAGCTAATGCTTGATCTTCTGACGCTTCTGCATTTTCATCTGCTGTAGTTTCGGCTGCACCTGAATCAGGAGCGTTATCTTCAGAAACTTCAAATTCTTGTTGGTCTTCTGACTCAACTTCATCTACCATTTCTTTGTCGCCTTCTGGAGCGCAATCACCTTCGTGAACGCAACCGCATGATTCACATGTTGCTTCATCAGTTTCTTCATGGTCGTGATCTGAATGACCTTCTTCGTCTTCATAATCACTGTTATGGCCTTCATCGTCACCACCAATAGCTACTACGTCAGGTTGACCTGCGGCGCCTGTAACTTTTCTAATTAAGTCCATCATACCATCATGGTCATCTACTACATCAATATCAGTAGAACCTTCTTGACCATCAACGTCAACTGTCATTGCTTCAGGTGCATGGGGCTGCTGTTGCATACCAGGCGCATCATCACCACCAAACAAGCCTAAGCCTGCTGATTTGATTATTGATAATAATTGTTCAGCTTCTTGATCTTGTGCTGATACTGATACTGAATCAGGAGAACCTTGTTGACCTTTAGAAATAGATACAGTCATACCTTCTTGAATTTCTGTGTACTCATTAAGTAAATTGCTTAATTCGTTATCCCATGATTCAAACATGCTACCTGTTTCTTCAATTGAAGAATGGTCAGTAAATGTACGGCCACCGACACTAAACTTACCACCTGATGGTGTACGATTTAATGCGGCTGTAAATGCGTTGCCCTCATCCATTGCTGGCTCTGCGGCATCTGCCATACCAGGTACTGTTGCTGGCATTTCAGTCTCTAACATACTACCCATTCCATAGCACTCGTCTAAGCCTTCTTTGTATCCTTCATGATACATACGTGCTTCTTCCATATCATCATAGTTATTGCCACAATGTGAATGACCTTTTAAACCATGTGATTTACCTGCTAATCTAGCGGCTTGCAAGTTCTGCGCTAAACCTTCTTTAACTTTCTTTTTCTTCAAGTCATTTTTACCCTTGCCATCTTCAGCATAATCAGGGATGTTATTCTTGTTAGCATCTGGTTTCTTAGCTTCAAATTGTTGGCTACGACCTGCGCCTAAACCTGCACCCATATCACCATCATGTACTGGGATATCAGCTTCTTTTAAACCGCGTAGTTTTGCAAGAAGCGCGCCTGCAATACGTTTACCTTTTTCGCCGCCGCCAGAACTCTTAACAATTTTAGCAAAGTTCTTACCTGGTTTGCCAATATCTTTACCAGCTGCCGCTTTCTTAGCAGAGTAGTCGTCATCACCTTCAGCCATTGCTTGACCATCTGGATTCAATGACATTTCACCTTTACCAATAGATTGTTTAATCTGTTGTGCTAATTGTGGGTTGTTAACTGTACCTAGAGTCTTACTGCCTTGTTGTATAACTTGAGTCTTTGTCTGAGTCGCTGGTTTGATTTCAATCTGTTCAGCTTCAGCAATCATATTTTGATCTACTGTTTCAATCCAGTCTTTAAGACTATGTTTAGTAGTCTTCTTCTTGTCCCATGGCTTCAACTTAATGTCTTTACCTGTGCCACCGAACGCACTGAAGTCATACTTCTTAACTTCACCTGTTTCGTCTGCATCTTTCTTAGGACGACCACGACCTTTTTTAGGGGCATCAGATTTAACTTTTTTGCCTTCATCGTCTTCGTCATCTTTACGACCATATCCACCTGGTTCAGCAGTGTGCTTGATACCAGTCTTAGTCTTTTCTGTAGCCTCGCTTAACTGGCTCATTTTTGCTAGCATGTCTTTTAAATTCATTTCAATTATTCCTTTGAATTATTTTCTTGCGCCAGTTGCTGGCATCGGTGGTCGTGTGATTTTGCTCATAGGACTTTGCTTTCCTAATTTAGCATCATCCAAGTATGGCTTGAATGGATCAAACGAATCCTTTGTCTTATCACCTGCATAAGGTATATCAATTTGTGATCCCTTAGCTTGAGTTTGAATACTAGGTAGATATGATTGACCGTAAGCTTTGTTAGCTTCTTTAGCACCCGGTTGTTCTTCCATTTCTTCATGTGTAAGAACAGGTGAGTGTTGCATTTCATTTGCATATCCTTCTGCTTCATTGTTAATACTATCATTGAAATCACTAGTGATTACTCTGACCATGTTAACATTGTACCCCAACAATTGAGCAATCTGTTGAATCATTGGTTCTGTTGCTGGATATCTAAAGTCAGCCTTAATAATTGTAATAGACTGATTTGATAGGTTAGGAAAACCATAAGGGTCTTTCTGAATAGGTGTAGTGATTGGATCACTAATTTTAATGGGGTCAAACTTGTTTAGATTGTATTTGAACATATCTAAAAAGTTCTTATCCAAATCACCTGCAATTTTGATAGTGTAATTGTATGATTTTACACTTTCGGTAATGTATTGTTTAAGGCTTCTCATTTCTTATTCCTGTATCTTGTATTTATCATTTCTCATCAGTTTTGGGGCTCAACATTTTCAGTAACTCGTTACGGTCTAATACTTTACCATCACCTAGAGGTGTTGACTCGACTTCTTCAGTCTTTTCTGCCATTTTCCGATCTAATTGTGCTTTCTTTAACTGCAAATCAAGCATTTTTAACTTTTTGTTAATTTTCGCTGTCTTAGCAGTAATAGCATGTCCAAGCATACTACTAGCCGCATTGAAGATTTCACTAGCAAAACGACTATCAACTTGCATTCCCAAGTCAACTAAATCTTTATAACTGCTAGTGGCCATCGCAGCCAATTCATCCATTTCTCCGTCAGCGGCATCTAATCCACGAACTTGAGGAAGTGCATTTTCTATTTTTTCTAATGTATCTAGTGCTTCTGTTGTTACTTCCTGAGCATGTTCTGGAATAGGTATAGCTAACTCATCTATAGCATCTTGAGGAAGTTCAAAAAGTTCTTGAAGTTTTTTGGTCATACAGTATTTAGTTACCTGTTTCTACCATTGTAGAAAAGGTCATCTTCTGTAATGACCCTAAATGTAAAACCTTGTGCTTTACAGTAGGCTGCGGCAGCTTGCCACTTAGCATGATTGATAGCAACTACCATTCTATCTTTAGCGTTAGCTACTTTGCTTTCAATGATACTTTGCTTCTTGGGCTTGATTTCTACAACTTCTGCTATTTGTTTACCAAATTTGTTTTGATAAACTACAAAGAAGTCAGGAATATAATTCGTTGGTTTACCTGTAAAGGGGTGACGATAGGGAACAATCAATGATTCGCTAGCCCAATACAATACATGATTATTTGAGTCGCAGAACGTCATAAACGTTAGTTCCCATCCACTGCGATATCTAGGTCTATTTTTACCTATATATTTTTTAGCATTTTTGGGAATATAGATGCCCTGCGCAAAACGTGCCATATTATAATACTATGTTTCTAGCAACTGGTATGTTTGGTTGGGGGACTATGCTTACACCATACAATGAAGTCTTAGACTTAAAACTATTGAGGTAATAGTTAATTACTTGATTCATTTGTAATTGATTATCAGTACCTTTAACAGCGCCTAACAGGTCTAATGTAGGAATACCAGTTTCTTGTGAAATTCTAAACAAGACTGCTGTGAAATTATCAGCAATATTTCTAGTTTCACAAACTGATAAAAAATACCCGTGTACAATGTCGTATTCACTAGCATTGACTCGCAAGTCAAATGCATAAAAAGAATCAAAAATTCTAACTGTCTGGTCTAACGATGTACGTCCGTCTAATATGTTTGCCATTATGTTCTCCTGAACCTTATGGGCCACCTAATTGACGACCGGCATAAGGATTATTTCCTATAGTTGAAGGTGTAGTTGCAGAGCCTGACGGAGTACCTGCAGTTCCTGAATATGTAGGACTAGACCCATATATAGGTGTATTTACTGTAAGTGCTCTGCCCGCTGAGGCTGCCCCTGATACTAATACTTTACTTATGCCTTGTGTGAGTTCAGCTTTAGCAATTGCTTTTAGATTACCATTCTTAAATGTATTATATGTTGTGCCTGCTTTTTGTATAGCACCTAATATATTACCATTAGCTAAATCATTGATTGCACCACCAACACCATCGACTAGACCATTTGGACCTAATATGCTACCATTTGATCCTGGACGAGCTATAGGACTTAATGTTCTGTCATATGAACTATCAAGACCAAATCCAGTAACTATATTACTTGGAGATTTTCCATCTAATGCACCCTGATTGTATACCACAGTTTCATATTCGATACCCATAGACATTTCCATAGTACCGCCACCATCAGCATAACTGTATGTATCATGACCTGCTCTACTTAATATAGGGTTAATCAATGTATATGCTACAAAGTTATGCTGATTAAAACCAAATATAGTAATATTTTTAAAGAAAGGTAATTTTGCAGAGTTAGGACCTGACGGTGTACTAGTCTCACCTATATAACCCCAATTATCATCTCCTGATATAGAAGGTGAATATTGATTTCTAGTGTTATAATTAGCAGACGTTGCGCCGGCTTGAGGTTGTCCACCTCTAGATCCCGCAAACACTACTTTAGGTTTTGTACTATCTGCATAGTAATATGTAAAATATGCTTGCCATAGATTTCGAATCACATTTCCATTATCATCATGAAATGTAATATCTATAGGGTCATATTTTATTTTAGTTTGTACTAGACGTTTTCTGTTATACTGATTTAATTCAGTTGTTGAAAAATTGAATGATGGTAGTTTTACTGTTTTAACTGCTAGACCAAAGTTTGCACCTGTTTCTACATTTAACGGATATGCTTCTCGGTTAATGTCAAAATATACATGAAACAAAAATTTAAACTTAGGTGCATACGCATATGCATTTGGTTGAAAAATCTTTGCCGCATGCTGTTGGTCACGTAGGTAGTCGCTGCCGAAAAAAGTTCCGGCAGCGGCATTAAGTTGGGTTTGAAAAAATCCAGCCATGTTATACTAGATTTAAAATCTATTAACCTTGACCTGCGCCAATACCCGTGACAGTTGCGCCACCTAATGCACGACCTACGCTTGCGCCTACGCCTGATGCTAATGGTGACTGAATTGCGTTATCAAAGCGTAATGTCATTGCGATTGTTACTGCTTCGTTAGTACCGTAGTTCAATGTATTATAGTTAGCTGTCTGTAAGAAGCAACCGTATAGTTCCCATGTTTCGAGGACTGTAGGGGCTGCCGCTCCATTACCACCGTCTAAGATTTCAATGTTCGTTTGGAACTTATAATCTTGACCAGTAGCCGCAGATGCTTGCTCAACAAAGTCCATTTGCTTTTGTAATTGTTGTCCAACTAACTTAGACACTGTACCAGATGCGTCATCTCTGACGTTAACTGTCATTGGGTTCCAAGTATGCTTACCTGCAAGATACAATGTTGAGTTGTATACTGGTAATGTAATCTCAGCGAAAGTCACGTTAGGACGTGAGCAATCAATAACTTGTTTTGTTAATTCCACGCTAGATGCGCTAGCACCAAAGTTTAAGAAGTTTACTCTAAAACGATATTGTAGTTTGGGCATCAACAAGCCTTGGTTTCCACCTGCGTTGTCTGACGCTACGGTCATGTTGAACAATGATTGTGAGGCTGTTGCCATTTTTTGTTTCTCCTGTTAATATTATTTATCTATATTAGATTGGGTACTCATTGAGTACCCAATTTCTCTTTATCCCGCTGCCGATAATTCGCCAGTGTTCATAATACGAACCGGGACATAGATGAATTCAGCTGCCTTAACAGGCTCAACTGCAACATCAATCCACAATTCATTTCTATCAATACGAGCTGGTGTGTTGTTACTTTCGTCACAAACAACCAAGTAATCGTATAGACCGCGTTTAGCAACTAAATCAACTAGTAATGTTTCAACAACACCAGCGATTTGATTACGTGTCAATGCATCATTAGGTTCAAACACGAATGGTCTGCAAGCTAATGTCAATTGACGACGGATATAAGCAATTAGACGAGCTACGTTAGTTCTGTCTAAAGCAGAGCTAGAGTTATAACTTGTCTTGTTACCATAGTTCAATAAGCCAATACCAGTGAAGAACACTAATGGGTTGATAAAGTTGATGTACAATACATCACGAATACCAACACGTGTTTTAATTGTCTGGAACTCACCTGTTGTACGATTCAAGTAACCAATGTTTGTAGCATTGTCAATGTTACCTCTACGTGTACCAGCTGCCGCTAACCATGGATAAGAAACAGTGTCATTACGCAAGAATGTACGCAACATCATATGTGATGCAGGGACAGCAACTAAGTTACCACTTAAGTCTGGAGCAATACCACTTGGATAGAACAAACCTAAGTATGTGTTACGAGTTACTAAACCTTCTTCGCCTGTACTTGTTGCACCTGCGGCATTAGTAGCCCATGCTTGAATTAGAGTAGCATCATCAGCTAATCCTAATGGAGTATCACCAATGATATAACCTGTCTCACCACGATCAGCATTCAACACAACCATGTTAGGTTGCATTTCTGGATAGTTAGGAGAAGCCATCAAGTTGAAGAAGTTATCTTCATCACGAATTGCTAAGTTTGTGTCACATGCTGAACGCAATGCTTCAACAACCATAGCACGTTGTGCTTTACGACCCATGTAAGGTGAACCGTTAGATTGTAATCCACTTACTGATACCCATGCATCTGTCTCTGAAGGTAGACTTTGATCTGGGAATGTAGTAGAGTTAAAATAGTTCACACGATACTGCTTAACGTTGTAACCTGAACGGCGTGTGTTAAACAACAACATACCATTTGGATACAATGATGATTCAGGAGCGTCTAAATCTAAGTAATCACTTGATAATAGAGAAACGATTGTCGGAATAGGATCATCTGCTGGATTTACTGAACCACTTGGAGCCCAACGAGCATCAGCAAACAATACACCGCTAGAACTAGTTTGATCTGCATTATCTAACAGAACCCACTGATCTGTACCATTAACACTTTCCCAACGACTGATAACTGGATAATCTTCTAGGTTAGCAGTACTGATCCACAAATCACCGTATTCTAATGACGCGCCAGTTGATTGTGTTGTTGGTGTGCTAGCACTGATAATCGGACCAGCTGGATCAGTTGAGTTTGAACCAGTTGCTGTAGGGAATCCTGAACTATCATAGTTCAAATTACCATAACCATTCCACTGTCCGTTATAGTTAACCATAATGTCAACTTGGTCAACTACACTGTAGAACCAGTTTGTATTATTCGCAGGGGCTACGTTGGGTGCACCTTCATTAGCAGTATATGTGAAATCAACCCAATTTGACAATTGAGTAGCATAGTTTGCTGGGGCTGTACCATCATAATAAGCTACACCTGTTACTGCACCAGTGCTAACTGCTGTTACTGTTACTACCAAGTCATTAGCAGGAGTTGAACCGCCTAATTGTGTTCCCAAGAACTTAACAGTATCACCTACTGCATAACCGCTACCTGCGGCTACAAATGATGTAGCATTAACTACATAAACTCCATTAACAGTAACAACGTTTGGCACTAAACCTGTACCTGATGTATCTGGTTGTGTTCCTGCTTGAGCAGGAGTAAATGCCAATGCAACTGATGGGCCAGTCTTGCAACCAGTTGTAGTTCCAGCTACAAATCCTGCTGCCGCTAAGAAACCATTGCTTATACCTGTTGTTGTATTGATATCACTGATAACAATTTCACCACCTTCGGTATGAACAATTTGAATTGCTCCGTCAGTCGTAACTGATGCTTGTGTGAACGGAATATTAGCCGCTGACCAAGCAGTACAGAAACCTGCTGCCGTATATGAAGAATTAAATGTTACAGTATATGCTGATGACAATGAATCAGAACCTGGAGTTGAAATGTTTACATACAATGTGTATGGACCACTAAATGTAGGTGTTGAATCATTTCCAGTAACTACTGTTGGTCCCGTTGCACTACGTGCCCATAGATAAATCGGACTTGATCTAAAGCTACCATTGAACAAATACTGTGCGTATACTGTATTAGCTGGTATTAGTTGACCGCCTGTAGGGTCTAGTGAATTATTAGCTGCCGCATCAGAAACATAGTTACCTACATTTTTTGCAACCCATGAAGCAGTAGTAGCATTATATTGTGATACTACTTGATTAAAACCGCTTCCTGCAGTACCCATTTTCATCCAAATAGAACCTGTAGGGCGAGGATATTGTTGACTTGATGTCCATAATGGCATTTCTGCTGATGTGCCCCATGATAAGCCAGTTTGATAATAATATCCAACGTCAATTCCCAAATCACTTAGAACTGTTCCTGTTCCTGATACAACTCTAATATATGGGTTAGCAATACCTAAACTTAGTTTAGAGAAGATGCATAGTTTGCTATCACGAACTGCCGCTGAGATAGGGGCATAGTCTAATGCATTGATAGCTGCCGCAACACCTGCTACTGTATTATTAGTTGATGCTGGAACTGCGATAGTTGTACTAAATCCACCGTTAATGTTAAGAGTGAATGTATCTCCTGCGCTCAATGATGTAGGCGCATTTGCACCAGTGATAGTTGGAATGTCACCCAACCAAGCATTAGAACCTAAGAATGTCCATTGATTAGCTGTAGTCTTATAGAAGAATTGTTTTCCACTTAAGCTTGAAGGTACAGTATCAATTTCAATTGCATTCACTGCATAGTCACCGATATTACCGATGCTACTCAATGGATATCCACCTGACAAATTAGTAGGACTAGTGATAACGATTGGTAGTTGCTCTACGAATTTACCAGTAGTTGCATTGAATTCAAAAATACCCCATGTAGAAGTTGTAGTGTCTAACCACCAAGTTCCATTAGTAGGTGATCCTACTGGGCGACCTGTTTGACCGACTAAGCTAGCCAAGTCAATGTCAGCACGTAGAACGTAGCAACGATTAGTGACGCCCAATAAGCTGTAAGCAGCCAATAGACCATATTCGTTTAATTCATAACCTTGAATTGGTGTACCATTCGTAGTAGTATAGAAGAACGGTGTACCGTAGAGGGTAACCAAATCACGTTGACTCGTAACTTGATAAAGTTTATTTGCGTTTGCCGCGGTCGTAGCTTGCGCTACACCTGTACCACTAGCGTCAGCTTTGTTCTGTGCTGTTGCTAAGATTACTAATGGGACAGAACTAGTTGGGGCTGGTAAGTACTGACTTTGGTCAATTATCGTGACTTCTACGCCTGGTGATGTTAATGCCATTTTATATTTTCCTTTTATGTAAAATTTTGAGGGTTACAACCCTAATGCATAGTATTATTTATTAAAATAACTAAAAAAGGATGGTTAACGGTGCCTTCGAAGGTCTTTTCAGCTAAATAGATTATGCCGTTAAATAGACCAATTTGCCAACACTGTAATAAAAACTTTTGCGCTGTAAACTACGTAAAGAACAATGTTACGCATTACCGTAGTATGTGTGATGAGTGTGGTAGAAAGAAGGAAAAGAAAAAGCCACGCAAGGCTAACTGGACCAAGAGTGGCTATAAGAAAAAAGCCACATGTGATTTATGTGGCTTTAAGAGCATCTTCACCTCACAGATAACTGTATTTCATATAGACGGTGATTTAGAAAATATTCTACAATCTAATCTACGTTCTATATGTCTCAACTGCGTTGAAGTAGTTAAGAAGAAAGAAGTTAACTGGAAAAGAGGGGATTTAAAGGTTGACTATTGACTTTATTTGATTATGCAAGTCGTCAATAGAACTGTTGTTATCAATATAATAGTCGTAGTTTAATCCAACACTGGAATACTCACTAGCATGAACCCCGTGTTGCTCTAATTTTGACCTGCTTAGTGCCCAAGTCATATTACCCCTCTCACCTTTATTGAATGATACTGCGGCCTCGTACCACTCTGGTTTTTCTCCACGTTCTACACGCATTGTGATTCCACCTACATTCTTTAATGAATTGACTTCATTTGCAAAACGGCAATCAGTAATAACAATGTTGTCTTTGCTTTGTCTTAGTTTGTTCTCTACACTGGCGACCCAAATATCTTTATGAAATCCATTGCGACAGACCTCCGTGCCCCAATATTGTAGAACCCATCTAGGTGTGATGTCCATTCCCAAACGTTCACTCCACCACGGATCAACTTGTTCTCGCCATTCTCTACTAGTCTTGGTAGAGCCTTCTAATAGCTCTCGGTCCCAACCAAAAATTGAACTGACTGCATCTTTCAATGACGCCGCAAAACTTACTCTTTTAAACCCATGAAACGTACAAAGATAATCAGCTACTGTGTCTTTGCCGCTACCAATAAAGCCGGTTACGCCTATAATCATATGGAAACTCCTATCAGATACTTAGTATATGACAGGAGTGTGAAAAAGTAAAGTGTTAGTTTACCCTTGAACCCATGTTAATGGTTGACTGTAATCTACATAGCGTTTGAGTTCATCAATCAATGCTTCTTGAGCGGCTTTAGATTCTGCCTTCATTGCAGTACCGTTTAGACTAGTGCCGCCACCTGGGCCTGCGATTGTAGAAAATTTTTCACGGGCTTCACCAATGATGCCTTTGAGAATTGCTATTATAAAGTCACCAATCCAAACACCAGCGCCCGGATCTTGTAACAATACTTCTTCTGTACGTTGGACGTCGGCCCAAATAAGTACCCTCTCACCAGTACCTTTAGGGTCTCTAACAATACGCAGTACTTTAGTAACGGGGTCAAATGTGTAGACTACATAGCCACCAAACATACGTGCGGCTAATTCAACATAACCTGCATAAAAATCATATGTTGCCATACCACCTGCATTGTTATAGTTTAGTAGATAAGTGTTTAAGATAGCACTACTGAACGGATCAAATGAACTAGAACCGGGACCAGTTTCTAATCCAACTGTTCTACGATATAAACAGCGGACATTAATGAATTCCTGAGGTAGTGTGTATGTATCCACGTTCTTAATCACAGTCATTAATGTATATGATTCCGCGGTTGCATTTTGAGCACGTTGACGATATACCTTAATGGCATAATTATATGCGGCTTCGTAGTGCTCGGGATCTAATTCCAGATCAATAATACCATCACCTAAACGGAATCTAATGTTCTGAAACAGTGTTTGTTTTAATTCGTCTAGGGTTAATCCATTTGGTGTAGAAAGAATGTTGATTGCCATGTGTAGTTACCTATTATGTATTATTTATCGGAAATAGTTGTTTAGATATTCTTAGGCAATGGCGAGTAGATATAAAATCTACAAGCCAAAAAACATTCTTGAGGAACTATAGGCGATGATGAATTAAAAGATTATAGTGGAGGATTGTCTATGTCGCACCGACCCATGAAGGGACTTTTCCGTATTCGCTGTTGTAGTAGAGAAAATATTCATCAGGAATCTCTACACAGCCCAGGCCCTCTATCGCAATTACTATGACCTGGCAAACGTACAACTATTAAGATATGGGAAACGTTACTCAGCAGAGGTGAGGCGTTTAAAGCATCCAAGGGTAGTCCCATAAATTTGCGATGGTCTCGCTTCTACCGTCACTACACGATGAGGACGGAGTTTCGCCGCATTTCCAGGTAGCGGAACCTATTGACCAATTATTCTGTCAACACATCAAAGATGGTGCCATACTCATATCTAGCCCAATCTTCCATGTCAACATATGTGTTTATTTTGCGTCGGTACACGGTCTTGAGCCAAACTCTATTACCGTGTACAGTTACGGGGCGCCATGCGAACCACTTACGCCAAGGAGACACTATGATCTTTCTAGCAACACCGTGTTGCAAATAGGCTGCCCCATTAACGCTCAGATATCGCCTTCTTTGCGATTTTCTGAATAGTGTGCATCAAACTTACCACCGGGATAACGGTTTTCTAATTTACGCACATTTTCGTCAATGACTTCGTTTGGATCAAGATTCAAAGCACGACAAGCATTGATCCAATACCACATGACATCCCCTAGCTCACGTTTCAAGTGAAAGACCTCAGCATCGGTCAGTGGTTTACCTTGAAAAAAGATTTTCTTGGGCACTTCGATAAACTCGCCACCCTCAGCCGCTAATCCTAGACAAGCTGTAAGTAGCAAAGGTACGTTAATATCAGGACCTGCTACCCCAGTCGTTGGATCATAATTACTATCTAAATCGTCTAAACGATTATGGAATGTAGTCAAGTCATTGCTTGCTTTGCTGGTTACAGCTTCTACAAAATCTTTGTATTTGTTTAAATCAATATTACTCATTAAAATGCTTTCAAAATAATCATGCTTTCATTAAAGCGTCCATTTGGTGTTGTTGCAACTGCTTTAATATCACTAAAGTACTTACGAGCCGCGGGCTTGCTTCCCATAACTTCTTTAATTTGTTCACTCGGCTTACGCAGAGTTTTAACTTCGGACTTAGTTGTATCAAAGCCCAATAGTGTATTACCTTTTACAGTAAATGTTTTGCTATAGTCATCGGCAATATAGTGATGCAGTTTGCGCTTTGCAGTATCATATGCCCATGCTTCACTTGCACCATGTAATTTTACAGGACTGATAGACACCAAGTCAAGTTTTGCGGCAACATCTTTAAACACTTTCAAGTATTTCAATTTAGCCACAATCTTTTCAACAGGCACTGCTTTGCGCTGACGAGGTGCCTTGCTTGCTTTCTTGACACTAATGTATGCGTTCAAATCAGTCAATACTTGTTCAATGAATTTTACAGTATTTCTAACCTGAATCTTGTTGAGGTGACTATAGCCCTCAATTAATTGCTTGTCTTTGCCCTCCTGCAAGTCTGCAAATTCAGTTTGTTTCTTCTTCCAAACATCAGAAATCAAACTAATGTGTTGTGGCATCACATTAAATTTAGCGACAACATCCATTGTCTTTGTCTTTGTTTTACCTTCAGTAACAAATTCATCAAACACACCTTCAAGTTCACCTGCGGCATCTTTTGCCTTGTCACGCAGAATGTCCTGAATGTTTGGACGAGACACTTCAACCACTACCGCTTCTTTCTTCGCACCACCAGTTGCGCTAGCTTCTTTAGCTTCAGGTGCAGTGTGTGTCTTCAATAGACGAGAAATTTCATTTTCAAGTTTTGTTTCTTCGGTTTCAGTAGTTTCCAATCCACGCAACTTCATACGTGCAAGCCAACAGTAAGTATTGACAAACTCACCATCAGCGACTTTTCGCATTGTTTTGGCTTCTTGTGTGCGCTTGTTTAATTCTAAGAACTGACACATGAGTTCTTTTGCATCTTTCTTACTGTAAAACCAGTTATACCAACTGAAACCATTAGAAAGTGCTGAAATACGACCCTCATTGGGAGGCTGAATGACATACAGTGGTTCGTCACCCATATACTTAGTATCAGGGTTTTTTGGGTTCAATGCTTTGACTTGTGAATGATCTTCTGTATTGCGTTTACGTGTAGCCATGAGGTGCTCCTTTACAATGATTTATCAAGTATAACACAACATCTATATATTGTCAAGTTCTTGGGCATGTAGCGATAAATAAGTATATGCCAAGATTATCCCTTTACCGCCCTAATAAAACGAATGATTATCGTTTTTTTGACAAAACCATTTCGCAAATGTTTACTGCAGGTGCAACAGACCTGTATGTCCATAAATATTTAGGGCCAACCGATCAAGGCCCGTCAAATGATTATACACAACCTGAATATGCTGAATTAAGCCCAACTAATATTCAGGATTTATTGTTCTTAGAGAATAGAGATAGAACATATGACCCAAACATTTATAGATTGCGTGGTCACTATAATGTACAGAATTTAGATTTTGATTTAAGCCAATTTGGTTTATTCCTAAGCAACGATATTATTTTCATCACAGTTCACTATAATGACATGATTGACTTAGTTGGTCGTAAATTAATGGTTGGTGATGTTATTGAATTACCACACTTGTTAGATTATAATCCATTAAAAGAAACTATTCCTACTGCATTAAAGAGATTCTACCAAGTTACTGATGGCAATTATGCAAGTGAAGGTTTTAGTCCTACTTGGATGCCTCATTTATGGCGTATTAAATGTGAACCATTAGTTGATAGTCAAGAATTTAGTCAGATTTTACAAGAACCGATTAATCAAGATAACTATCTTGGATTATGGGATAAAGATAGACCGTATCCTTCAGGATATATTATCAGTTACGGTGATAAGAATTATACTAGTATAACTGATGTGCCGGCAGGCACACATCCACCTGATGAAACATATTGGCAGTTAACTGAGGAACAAAATCTTAAAGATATTCTTTCTACATACAATAAGAATATTGCGATTAACGATGCTAATTTGGACGAGGCAAAACGCAATCTACCAAAAGCAGGTTACGATCAAAGCCAATTGTATATTGTTCCTACATATGGTGAGTTCTCTGAGAACAACACACCATCCGGTAAGAACAATCAACCTGCTCCACCGGTTAACATCAATACTAACTCAAACGGTGCACCAATTACAGTCACTGGTACAGTCGCTATGATGCGTAACCCTAAGTACAAGAATCCTAGTCCAGTAATTCGTATTCCTAAAGCCGCTATAAAAAGCATATGGGATATGACAGCCGACTCTGATTTCTCTGCTGATCCAATTGACGCATTTGTGCAAATGAGCTTAGAAAGTATAGAGCTTGCACCAGAAGCAATTGGTAGTGGTTCTGGTCCATTACAAGGTGATCGTATTGTTATAGCACAATCTTTAGGTACCATCACCGGTCCATATGGTACTGCTGACAACACATATGCAACAGCTGACCAAGATCCAACAGCTCCTGGCTTTACAGGCACTGTTTCTACACAAATGGACTTTAGAGCAGATTGTGACCCTGCATATCAATATATTGCACGTAGTAGCCCAAGATCGTTTGGTTATACTACGGGTTATTTGACTGGAACAGATCAAGCTCCTAACGGGTTCCCGACAGGTGCTGGTATTGCATTCCCTCAGAATCCTCAAGTAGGTGACTACTTCTTACGAATTGATTACTTCCCTCAATTACTATATCGCTGGGATGGCAAACTTTGGGTTCGTGTATCTAAGAACGTCAGAACAGATACATCATTTGACGCAACAAATAAGTCACAGTTGTCAGGCTTCATAAATAATGAGCAATCAACTGTATTAACCAGTGGCACAACTGTACCTCAAGCACAGCCATTGTCAAGTATATTAACTTTAGCACCCGATGCTATACCACCGAGAACTAATCTATAATGGCACAATTTTTTTACGATAATCAGATACGCAGATTCTTATTACAATTTGCACGTATCTTCAGCAATTGGCAAGTTACTAAAGGTAAAGATCCTGCAGGTAATGATATCTTAGTTCGTGTACCAATAATGTACGGTGATAGTAGCAGACAAGCGGCTACTATCTTAGCTAACAATAGTGCTAGTAATTTGCCTAGTGCACCGATGATTACATATTATATCACTGCATTAGAATACGATCAGCGCAGAACACAAGATCCTACATTTATTGATAGAATCAATGTGCGACAACGTGCATATAATCCAGAGACACAGCAGTATGAACAAGTGCAAGGTCAAGCATTTACTATCGAACGACTAATGCCTGTACCATACACATTGCGTTTGACAGTTGACTTTTGGACTACTAACTATAATCAAAAATTAGAACTGATTGAGCAGTTAGGAACATTGTTTAATCCATCATTAGAGATTCAATCTACTGATAACTTTATTGACTGGACAAGCTTGAGCGTTGTGTATCAAGATGGTCTTACATTTACTAGTCGTAGTATTCCGCAAGGAACAGGTAACCCAATTGATGTTATGTCATGGAAGTTCTACATACCAATATGGTTGAGCACAAGTAGCAAGTTGAAAAAGATGGGTGTTATTGAAAAGATTATTGCTAGCATTTATAAAGGCAAAGCGATTGATGACATTCAAGATGATGACTTGTTGTTAGGTACTCGTCAAAAGATTACACCATATGGATACAAACTATTACTCATTGGCAATAGTTTACAATTGCTACCCGCAAATGAAGCATTCAATCCCCCTAATGAAGATTTAGATATGCCGGCAGCACCTAATACAAGCTTGTATTGGACTAGTTTATTAAACGTATACGGGACATTGCGTCCTGGCATTAGTCAAATATGGTTACAAAATCCATTTATGACTACTGAGATCGTAGGTACTATTGTTCCAGATCCAGTTGATGACAGACTATTGATATTCAACATCGACCCTGATACATTACCACAAAATACACTCGATCCAGTTGACAGCGTTATTAACCCTCTATTAGTAGGTCCTAATGCAGGATTACCGGGACCAGTTAATGGTCGTAGATATTTGATAGTTGAGTCTATTGGTTCTGAAGGTGATTCTACTGTTGCATGGGGTAGTCTAGTAGCAAACGCAAATGACATTGTTGAATATAGCACTGATACCAATTCATGGGAAGTTGCGTTTGATAGTCAGACAGCTACATCTGTAGAGTATGTTACTAACCTAACCACTAACGTACAATATCGTTTCACTGATTCTATGTGGATGAAATCATATGAAGGTTGGTACGATCAGGGAGATTATTCTATCGTTATCTAATAGGGATAAATGATAGTATGAGCAACACATCCGCAGGGGTATTCTTTTATTGTGTCAACACAAAAAGATACCTCTATCTATTACGCACTGATAGTAAGAACCCAGGTAACTGGGGGATTCCAGGTGGAAAGATAGAAGAAGGTGAAACACTACTTGAGGGTATTGCTAGAGAATGTGAGGAAGAACTTAAACACTTCCCAAAAAAAGCAAAACTAATCCCTATTCAAAAATTCGTTAACCACTCGTTTACATATCATACGTTCTTCTGTGAGGTAGATGAAGAATTTGCACCCATATTAAATGAAGAACATTGTGGTTATGCTTGGGTAGGTGAAGGACAATATCCTAAACCATTACATCCAGGATTGTTCAGCACAGTGAACTTTGATGTTGTACAAGAGAAACTAGAAGCACTAACAAAAAAGACAGCCTAAGCTGTCTTTTTTTTATTTCAGTAGTTTTGCTACCATATCGAATCCTAATGAACCTAGAACTATGCCAGCGCCCATCAACATCCATCTCCACTTTTCTAATGCAGAAATTTTAGAGGCTAGTTCTTTGTGTGCAGTAGTATCTTCCTCACGCATTTCTTTCAACATTTTTCGTGTCTCATCTGCGTTATGTACTAATTCAACATGCATCTCTTTCAAACTAGTCTTGATATCGCTGACATCTTGTTCAATGTTTTTAACTTGAACTTGAAGTACGGCGATATCTGTTTCAGTTTTAGGCATTTTAATAGTTCTACCTGTTGCCATGATTAAGCGTTGTTAATAGTTACGATTGGGTTAGGTTGACCACCGTATGTATTTGCCGCATAAGCTGTACCGAATGTCGCAATAACATCTGGGTTAACGTTAGCCAATACAGCAAGACCTGTACCACTACCACCTGCTGATGTAGCAGTGAATGTTACACCAGTGATGTTACTTGATGCACCATATGATGTCCATGCAGTATTACCTGAACTGTAAATTGTGTATACAGAACCAATAGTCAATGAACCATCAGCAACTGTAGCAGGGAACACTTCAGATTGATAATCATTCAATGAAGAAATGTAGTTTGTACCAGATGCGGCATTCGTAGAAATGATAGACATTGTATTTGGTGTCAATGCTGTATTAGCAACGTTAGCAGTATATGCTTGTGCTAAGATACCTGTTGTACCACCTTGAACTAGATACTTTGTTTTGCCTTTTTGACGAACAATGTAACCGGCTTCTGGAAGAGCTTGAATGAATGGATCACCTAGACCAGTTGGACCTGATGCATTAGAAGCAGAAACTGCACCTAAAACAACACGGTTCTGAACAGCATTAGCTGTATCTGTACCATTAGTCAATGCTACTGGTGCACCACCACGTGTCAATGCTACAGTGAATGCCGCGGCGTTAGCGATTGTCTTAACAAAGTATGTTGTACCTGTTGTTAATCCACCTGTGTTAGCATCAAATGTAACTGGTGTATCTAATGTTAATGTTTGTGCATTACCACTTGTACCGATAACGTTACCAGTAGCAGTTGTGTTAGCAACAGCAACAGTCAAATTACCTTTTGTAGATGTACCTGTACCTAATAGATTTACGTTGTTACTTGCATCAATTGCAAACAAGCGAGTGCCAGTTGCTAGGTTAGCAAAGTCAGTACCTAGACCAACTACAACGTTGCTACTTGTGGCAGCAAATACAGTACCTGTGCCGTTAACACCAAATGCTACATTACATAGAACTTGTGAACCGTAGATACCTGTGTTACCACCAACTACACCGTATGTAGTAGAGTTAGTAGCTGTATTCGAACCATCTGGATTGATGAAACCAGAATCAACAATACCTACAGACAACGCAGATGCAGTTGTGCCTGTAGTCAATGTAACCGAAGTGTATGTTGGGTTAGCACTTAATTGTGTTGCAGAAACAGTGAATGTTGATGCACCTGTTACTTGTAAAACATAATATGTTGTACCAGCAACTAAGTTTGTACCAGTTGTAATGCTAGGTACGAAAGGCATACCTGCGATGATGCCGTAATCAGCTAATGTTTGAGAAACTGTAACGATGTTTGTTGTAGCAGTAGTGTTAGTTACTGTTAAAATTGCTTGAGCTTTCGCTATTTTTAGAGGACGTCCCATTTGATTTTCCTTTTAATGAGTTGCGGGTTCTAGCCGCTACGCAGTGGGTACTGCATAAACTCTCAGAATTAAGAGTGTATGATATATTTATCTATAAGATGTATTATTCAGTACCGGTGGTAGCATGAGTTGCACCTAAACCAGTAATGCTGAATGCGCCTGCTGTACCTGCAACATTAATATATGCTATATAGTTACCCTGACCAACAATAAAACTATTGTCTACTGTGTTAGCAGGAATAATTTCACATGCTGTTAAGTTAGCTGTTACGCTTGAGTTACCAACAGCAATAGCAATTGCTGAAGTTGTTGTAGCAATACGAACTTTGTCAGTGGTAGCGACTGTTGTTAATTGACTTGTACTGTTTGCTGTATAAATTGCTGATGCCATTTTGTTTTCCTAATTATAATCTTCCGACGGCAACTTCAATGATGCCCTCGACACCGTCAAAGTCTTCTAATGCTTTGCCGATAACTGTTCCCATCGCTGGGTTGTTCCATGGTCTTGCAAATCCATTACCTGCACTAACCATCATATCGCCCTTACGAATTACACCACGTACTTTAGTTGGTACACGACCTTGAAGGGCAAGAGCAACTGCAATACCCGGGCATTTTGCGTTCATTGCATACGCAGGATCAGTTGATACAACACCTGCTACCCTAGTAGTTCCATCTTCTGCAATTGTAACTTCTTTATCACCACCAAATGCTAAAACAGTACCTGGCTCATATTCTGCGTCTGCTTCATAGTATTCTGCCAAGTCAGCATATGTTGCTTGTAATTTAGAACCAGTACTTAGTGACCAGTTACCGGTAATAGTACCTGCATTTGTATTTGCTCCGGTTGTCAATGACATGTTATTGCCACTGATAGTTTGAGCATTAGCAAACGTCAAGCTAGTGAATGATGTACTTACGCTTGTAATATTTGGTTGAGCCGCAGTAGTTACAGTACCTGCTGTACCAGCACTCACTGCATATGTTGCATTAGCTACAGTACCCGTTACGTTAGCACCTGCTATAGCACTTAACCCGCTGCCGTTACCCGTAAACACACCTGTGTTAGCGGTAACTGCAACAGCAGTTATCGTGCCGTTAACACCCAAACTTGTTAATGTGCCAACACTAGTGATGTTACCTTGTGCCGCAGTTGTTACTGTACCTGCTGTAGTTGCGCTAGTGGCTGCGCCTGATAATGCTCCTACAAACGTAGTTGCAATCAATGCACCGTTTGCTAAGTTAGCACTGAAGGTGCTATTAGCACTTAATGCTTTGTTGCCTGTTGTACTAGAACTTACGAAAGTTGGATAGTATGTACCTGTTGTCTGTGCAGTTACAACACCAAAGTCACTGACGTTAGCATAGTCAACACTTAAATTACTTACACGTGTTGTACTTGTGACTGTTAGTGGAGCAGTACCAGTAGCTACGTTAGAAATTAATCTACTTGCAGTTACGTTACCCGCTGTTAACAGATTAGAACCAGTTACGTTTCCTGTTGCAGTTACAGTTGTTCCGGCTGCAATTGCCCCGTTAGCATTCAATATAGTTGCTGATAGATTACCAGTAGCCGCATTGAATCCTAAATTAGCATTTGCGGCTAATGCCCTATTACCAGTAGCACTAGAGTTCACAAACACCGGGAAGAACGAACCTGTCGTTTGAACTGTCGTTACACCAAAGTCACTAACGTTAGAGTAAGCAACACTTAAGTTACTTACACGTGTTGTACTTGTAACTGTTAATGGGGGAGTTCCGGTAGCAATGTTAGATACTAAATTTGCCGCTGTCACGACACCGCTTGAATTTAAGTTTGCTACGTTTGCATTACCATTCAATGTCAATAGATTGGTACTGAAGTTATACGTAAAATCAGCATCACCGTCTAAGATGTTATTGTTGTTGAACTGTATTGTTGTATTTGAACCACCGGCTGCGGCAGCTCCTGAACTTCCTAATGAAGTTATTGCTAACGCATTTGGAGAGTTAGTATATGATATGTTTGTGCTTGTTGCCGCAGTGGTCAACGATACGTCAGAATATAATCTGACATTACCAGAAGTAGCAAAGTCACTTGCAACCTTGACATAGAATGTATTGCCGTTAACAACTGTGTTCGAAACACCATTAGCACCGCTGATAGTAATAGCAGTACCATTTGTATAGGGAGTAGTATTAGCTACTGTTACTAGAATAATGTTGGCATTACCAGTATCGTGTGTAATACCTAAAATGTTTGCTCTAAGTGTACCCTTACTAGTCCAAGATAAGTTACCTTGACCGTCAGTTTCAAGTACATAACCAATAGCACCGCCACCTATTTTAACGTTAGCAACGTTTCCTAAGTGTATCGGACTATTTGAAAAATATGATGCGTTTCCAGGATCTAATGCATTACCGCCTGTATTGATCCAAGTATTAGATACCTTATCATAAGCCATCACTTGACCTGTGACTACTGCATTAGAGATATCTAAATTGCCAAATGATCCGTCAACTTGACTGAAACTGATGTTAGAGTAAGAAGTTAATACTTCAACGTTTTCATTCGGCGTTGTTTTACCAATAAAGAGTCGCTTGGCATCAGAAGCCCAACCCATTTCAGCTTCATCAAGCTGTGGGAGGTCTACTAGATTACCGGATCTTTGTTGGATTTTCGAGATTTGTACTATAGCCATAAGTGTATTCTTTAAAAGATTTACACTTATTTATCATAATCCCGACCAATACGTTAGATGAACTGTAAGTAGTATTGTTCTACACGTTTGAACCACATATCAGAGTATTTTTCAAATTCACTACCCTCGATGATGAATTCTTGATAGATATTGTCTTGAGTACACATGAAAATAACACCCTTACGAATGTCAGTGCCGTGTACTTCATTGTGTGCATTAGCGTAGGCTGCTAACTGAACAAAGTAGTCATCAATCCATTCACGCTTTTTTAGCTTGTTAGCTTGTTTGTGATCCATGATAGCTGGGCTACCACTGTGAACGCCAACCAAGTCAGTTGTTCCGGCATATACTTTAGGAAAATAGAGAGGAACTTCTGTGCCCCAGTATTCGGTGCAATTAACGAGTCCTTGAGTGATGATAGAGTGTGCCATTTGATGGCTTTGCTTGCTATATGGATTGCTTCCGGGCTCACCTGTTTCTCCTGTTTTAATGTAGTTTTCTAACCACTTATGCATTCGTGTTCCACGACCTGCGGCTTCAGTAGTAATTGCTTGTGCCTTAACATGTCCTACGCGGTTGCGCCAGTTCTGTAATGCTTGCTTTGATTCTTCTGATTTAGTTGCATCTAAAATAGTAGTGACGCTTGGGAGTTTCTCGCCATCGGGTGTAGCATAGCGGCGTTTACCATCTATCTCAACCCTAGACATAGGAACATAGTTATATTTGTCTGGTATGTACATATACTAATTATAACACTAAATTATGCACATTACAAACATTATGGTTAACGCCAATCTGTTTGATTGTCTCGTGTATCAGGGTTTTCTGATAGCGTAAAGTTTTTTAGGGTTAAATATTCCCCTCTTATTACCTTAGGCCTATCATATCGTCTAATGAGTTCACTGTATGTATAATCTGCTAATGCCACTTGTGCTTCCAAATCATCATGACCGCACGGTAATGGTTTAAAGTTTGTTGTTATCTGATGAAACGGTTTAATATTATTAGGGTTATTAACACATGTATTAACCATATTGGGGAATCTACGGTGTATCTTACGGACAGTTTCTTTATCCTCATGAGGTGTTGATGCGTAATCTGTCATTAGATAAGTTATATCATGTGATTTGAACAAGTTCATTAGAGATAACTTATACAAGTATGTTCTTCTATAGAAATCTAGATAACTCCAATTATCTAGCATAGCACGTTCTATGTTGTTTTGCGGATTGCCATCTGGGAAGCTAACTGGTGCGTAGTCATTATAATTATCACAACCTAAAAATTCGTTTTGCCATGCTTCTCGTCTCCAATATTGGCTCCATGCTATAATGAATAAAGGTTTGCTGTTAGTAGGAAGATTCTCATACACATACTCATGTGTTCTTCTAGCAATACTGTCGTTACCACAACCTCTTACCGCTAAGTTAACAACTTGCACACCTAACTTTTTTGCTAGCAGTGCCGGCCAACCATCTCTTGCTGGATTTTCTAGACCTTGGCAATAGGTCCAGCTACAACCATTGACTACCAAGTGAGTAATACTTGTCATTCGTGTTTTTTTCTATAATCATCGACTGCGGCTTTTATAGCATCTTCTGCAAGTATGCTACAATGTATTTTAACCGGTGGGAGGGCAAGTTCTTCAGCAATTGTGCTATTAGTAATTTCTCGTGCTTGGTCAAGCGTTTTTCCTTTGACCCATTCTGTGACGAGGCTACTGCTTGCAATGGCTGATCCACAGCCGTATGTTTTGAATCTGGCATCTGTTATTACTCCATCTTCTACTTTTATTTGTAATTTCATTACGTCCCCACATGCAGGGGCACCAACCATACCTGTACCAATGGTATCATCTATTTCAAACTTACCCACATTTCGTGGATTCTCATAGTGATCTACAACTTTTTCTGAATAAGCCATTATACTCTAAAACTTTCTCCACAACCACATCTATCACGTTCGTTTGGATTACTGAACTCAAAACCTTCATTCAATCCGTTACGAACATAATCAATAGTCATGTTCTGTATATATGCACAGCTTTTAGGGTCTACAAATAAACTACAGCCTTCACAGTCTATACGAATATCTTCGGGATTGGGATTGTCAACATACTCTAGCACATAGGCTAAACCAGAACAGCCTGTCGTTTTGACGCCTATTCTGATTCCTATGCCTTTGCCACGCTTGGCAATTGTTTGTTGTACTTTTTTGTTTGCTTTATCAGTAAGAGTAATCATTACTTCATTGCGTTGTGAGCCATTTGACTTACTACATTCTGATTAGTATCTGTATCAGGAGATGCTTCAGGTTCAGAGCCTTTAAATATAACCTTGTCACCTTGAATGTTACTAATAACATCTTTTAATGGTGGCTTCTTAATCATGCTGTACATGTCTTTTTTATCAAGGGAGACATCATACTTTTGAAAGTAAGAAATGAGTTGGTCAAGAGTCCAGTCTTTGGCGGAACCTTTATCCACCAAAGACTTTAGTTGATCGCTAACTGTTACAATTTTTGTAAGCAGAGGATCAGGACCGTCTAACTCAAATAAGCGCATTGATTAACGCTTTGCTCTGCCTGCGCCTGCAACTGGTTCTGGTTCAGGCTCTTCTGCTGGCATAGGCTCTGCACCTACATCTGCTGGAATAGCTTCAGCACCAGCCATAGCATCCATACCTGCATCTGCTACAGTTGCATCTAATCCAGCATCAGGAGCGCCGACACCAAAGTCTCCACCACCTTGACCAGTTACTGTACCCAATGCAGTCTTCAATCCACCAAACGCTTCCTTCAAGGCTGCGCTTAATCCATCAAGTGCTTGTGTTACTTCTTGGTCATATTGCTGTGCTTCATTGACACCGATTTCAGATTCAATGCTAGACACTAGAGCAGGTAGTTCTTTGACTTGCATCTGACCTACTTGTTCAAGCATCTTTTGTACTGAATCAACTAAGTCTTGAGCCGCAAGAACAACTTGTGACTTTTCAACTTCTTCGTTTTCAAATACGATGCGAGGTTGTGGTCTATTGCGTAAATCATTAAAATGATGTACCAATGCTTGCTCCATAAAAACCATTTTCATGTACGCAGGGCTTGTTTGCTTTCTGTAGAAATCAGGGGCTTGTTTAGTTTCACTAATCAATCCGCGTACTTTCTGTAGCATGTTTCTAGTAGAGGACATTGTCATACCTTCAACCTTGAAGGGTTGTTCGTATTGTTCTCTTAAAGCTTTCTGAGCATTTAAAATGGGGTTGTTATCAAGTTCGTTTAATTTCATAGTTTGTTCCAGACTAATATGTAGTATTTATCTTTTTTGTATTATTGTTAGGGTTTTCTGTTAAATCTTTGCGTTTGCCAAAGCTTAGACTGATTAATATATGTGCTCATTTCTGAAATCATTTGCTTTTTTTGGAGTTTTTCTTCAGTTAATTTAGCTAGATAAATCAATCTAGACTCCGGATTATTAGCTTTTTTAACTAGACGCTGATGTTGTTCTATCATCGCTTCAATTCTGACTAATCCTGAATCTAAATGATGTATCCTATCTGAGTCTAGTACGTTGTTTCTCTTATCATATGTACACCAAGTGACTGCGTTCTTCAATGAGTAAAATGTCAGACTGCTAATACCCCATACATATACGTTGTATTCGTTCTCAGACGATTTCTCTATCTTGTATTTATTGAATAACTCATATGATCCGTCTTCATTTTGATAAACAATAACATCTTCTAAATCTTTTATGTATGATTTAGGAATGAACTTTTCTATCTTCTCTAGTGTTCGATTATCAATCATTTGATATTACCTTAAAATATATGTTACGCAATTCTGAGCTAGTATCTAAAAATGCAGGCAATTTATCCCACTCAGTATCGCACTTAATCATAGGAACCCCATCGCAATCAGTATACAATGCTCCCAAATCAGTGATGCCGTCATTGAATACACTAGCATGTTGAATATCAAATTCAAACGCCCAACATGGATAAGTCTCATCATCTTGTTGTTCAAATAAAAATCCAAAGTCAGTAAACTCGTCAAAACGTATTAATGTTTTAGTCACGGGGTTAGTTATATCGGGTTGTGATCTTAGTGAGATTGCTTGCACAATGGTGTCAAAATTGCATTGGGTATTTCGTTTGTGCAGCCATGCATCCATATTCTCGTCAGGACTAGGCTTATGCCTGTTCATTACACCGGTAGGGGTAATATCAAACAATGTATAGCATGCCAATTTAAAACTCATCATCTATTTAGAGAGGTAAAAAAACCCGAGAATAAATCTCGGGTTGTTTTGATTAAGTTAAAATTAACCAGTGAATGTAGCAGAAGCTGTAACAGTTACAGCCTCAACAGCCGCTGTCAAAGCAGTGTCAAGAGTTGTAGTTGTCCAAGCACCAACTGGATACACAGCAATTGCTAATGTGTCGTCAGTTGTATCTGTGTACTCATACAAATAAATTGTAGCTAATTGTTGAATTGTTTGGATAGCTGTGTTGAACTGAGTTGTAGTTACAGCGCCAGTGAATTCGATAGTGAAGAAGTCTAACTTAGGACCTTGAGGTTGAACAGTAACTGCGGAAGTAACTGCGTTAACGCCAGAGTTTGTGTATGAGTCTGCATCATAGTTAATCAACGGTAGATAGTCGCCGTTTACACGTGTAAATTGTGCCATTTTAATATTCCTTTAAATAGTTTGAATCATATAGATTCATGTATATATTTATGCCTGGTATAAAAAAATACTGGTTTTGGGTACTAAAATCAACGTTGTCCGGCTAAGTTTTGACGACTAAAGCCCATTCTATCTACAAACTTCAAGCCATTAGAAACAAATCCCTCTTGAGTCTGTGTTCCATCTTGCAAGAATCCTTTAACAGGACTAGTTTCAGCAGCCTTGTTTAGTTGCTCTACGATGTTCATCTTTAAGTTATACAGGTCTATCCAAGTTTGAAACAATGCTGTAAGTGTAGACTTGTTTCCGTCTAAGTAACCAGGAGTATGTACTTCTTTGTTAGTCTTAGGATCGACTGTGTTATAACCTAGTAATTTACCCTTCATTGCTTCTGACATGGGTCTTGTAGCAATGTACGCTAAGAAACCATCAACTAAGTCATTCAGATTTCCAGAAACAATTCTTTTGTTAATATATGTTGTGAACAACATTATGAACGGACCTTTAGCTTGAGGAGCTTTACTAAAGAATTCATCAATCTTCTTTCCGTTCGCTCTTACACTTTGTTTTGCCGCACGAATTAAATCAGGGTTAGCTTTAAGTTTAGGGGTGATTGGCATCTTTGCAGGAACGATAGCAACATTGCTATTGTTCTTTAATGAACCTATTGTACCCGGTAACGGGGTTGCTTCATCAGTAGTTGCCGCAGTAGGCGGAATGAATTGGTGCACTACTATACCAGCTGTTTTGCCGGTTAAGAATTTACCAACATCGCTGTCAACTTCTACAGTATATGTTATACCGTTTGGGTTAGCTCTGAATGTATAGACACCATGTTGTGCTTCTAAAGGTTGACTAAACAGTAAGTCTCCCCAATAGTAGCCTTTACTTTTGTCTGCTTTTTCTAGACCCGGCCATATTTCTTGTATTAATGAATGTAATCCTGAACGGTCTACACCTCGTGCTTGGTCATATTGAACAAACATTTCAGGACTGTATACATTACGACCTGTTCCGTCTTTCTTATTGAACATATGCTTGTCCATGATACTGAACTTACCGTTAGTACCACGACCAAAAATCAATGCAGGATATCCGTCCCATTTGATAGTAACAGTGCTTGGGTTCTTAATTGTATCAATTGAAGCTTGAATAGCACGATTACCACCCAATGATCCATCTAAAAAGATCAAATCTTCAGGGTGGTCTAAGTGACCCTTCGCTTCTGTTATTACATCAATCTTATCAAGCTTTTGCTTTAATGATGATAATGATTCAGATAGATTCATAATTACCATTTCTTAAATGGTTTAGCTTTTCTGCTTTCCGCTGTCACAGTTGCGCCAGCTGGTGTAGTTGAAGGTGCTGTAGTTGGCTTAGGAGGGGCATCAAATTCTGCTTTAGGCTTGTCTGTCGGTACTCCAGCTGGAGCCTTTTGACCAGTTAACTCTTTGATAAATGCAGAGTATGCAGCCGGGTCAACCTTTTGTAGTTTCTGCAATGCATTCTTCGCTACAGTAATCAACTGATTTGCATTTTGATTTCCACCAGTAGTCTGTCCTTGCGGAGCAGGTGCAGTAGCATCTGCTTTTGCTGGTGTTGTTGCAGTTGATGGTTCGACTGCACCAGTAGCTGATGGCTCAGTTGAACCTGTTGTATTGCCACCGCCTGTTAATCTTGCTAGCGGACCACCATTCGATCCAGTGTCTGCGGCAGCAGGTTGTGTATTGGCTGCGGCTGCTCCTGCAGTACCAGGTGTGCCTTTATTACTATATGATAATGAGAATGCGGCATTGGCTAATTGATTTAATGCAGCCTTACCCTTATCTTTCTTGTATGATTGTTGAATAGCGTTGATGTACTGGTCGATTTGCGCCGCAGTCTTAGGATCAGATAAATCTACACCCTTCATATACTGAGCTAACCAACGCTTAAACCAGCTTTGGATGCTTTCAGCTTCAGCTTCATACATCATGCTTTCAAAGATTTTGTTTAGCTTGTAGTATTTGGTCTCAACAATCTTGAACTTTGTACCTTTAGATTCTTTTAGAACTGTTAGGCCTAAGTCACCCCATGTTAAATCAACTGCTTCTAAAAGCTTATTGATCCAATACATTTGCCATGATTCAGCCATTGTCTGACCTGACTTCAATTTAGCAAGAGCGGCATTTGCAAAGTTAGGATCAGTTCCGCCCTTCTTAATTACTTGTTGTACAGTAGCTACAGCGTTGCCCCACTCAGGATAATCTTTGCGGTCAGCCATGTAATTGACTAGTTCTTTAGTCAATTGAATTTTTTGATTCTTGTCTGTTGCAGTGTTTAAAGCTTTGGCAGCACCTTGAACGTAATTATTCAAGTTTTGATTTGTTTCACGTTGACCACGTGCTTGTGATGCGGCTTGTTGCGCCGAAGTCATTCCAGGCTTAGATGTTCCGGTAGTACTTGCAGGTCCAGGAGTAGTACTGGG